TATTTCTTTCTCAATGTGTGCGCGGAGCAAGGAATCCTTCTTGGATTTTATTGCCAATGTGTACCCTGACTACAAAGTTGGCCCTCACCACCGCAAACTTGCCAGAATCTTTGAAGATATTGCTGCTGGCAAGAAGAAAAGGGTGATTGTCAACATCGCCCCACGACACGGTAAGTCAGAATTGATCTCTTACCTTGCTCCCGCATGGTTTTTGGGCAAATATCCGCACAAAAAGGTCATCATGGCCTCCCACACTGCGGATTTGGCTGTCAATTTTGGTCGTAGAGTGCGAAATTTGGTCGGTTCTGACCCGTATAAGGCTATTTTTCCGCAAGTTACGCTTCAAGCTGACTCGAAATCAGCCTCCCGGTGGGGTACAAACTTCAATGGCGAGTACTTTGCCATTGGTGTGGGTGGCGCACTGGCTGGTCGAGGCGCAGATCTGTTCATTATTGATGACCCGCACTCTGAGCAAGATGCCAAACAGGGCAGAGCAGATGTGTTTCTCCCTGCGTGGGAGTGGTTTCAGTCAGGCCCATTGCAGCGTCTGATGCCGGGAGGAGCCATCATTGTCGTGATGACAAGGTGGAGTAAGTTGGACTTAACAGGCCAACTCGTCAAGCAGATGGTCAACGAGGACGGTGTAGAGCCTTGGGAAGTCGTTGAATTCCCTGCCATCTTGAACGACAAACCACTTTGGCCTGATTTCTGGCCTTTGGAAGAGCTTTTATCCAAAAAAGCGGCGATGGACCCACGGTATTGGCAAGCCCAATACATGCAAAACCCAGTATCTGAGGAGGGGGCGCTCCTAAAAAGGGAGTGGTGGCAGATATGGGACAAGGACGACCCACCCCAGTGTGAGTTTATTATTATGTCTCTTGACGCAGCGCAGGAGGCTAATACTCGTGCTGACTATAATGCCCTCACCACATGGGGTATCTTCTACAACGAAGAGGCCAAGAACCATAACATTATATTGCTGAACGTCATCAAGAAACGCCTAGAGTTTCCTGAACTTAAGAAGTTAGTACTAGAAGAGTACAAAGAGTGGGAGCCTGATGCGTTCATCGTGGAGAAGAAGTCCAACGGTGCGGCGCTCTATCAGGAGCTTCGACGCATGGGTGTGCCTGTGGGGGAGTTCACTCCGGGCAAAGGGCAAGACAAAATTTCTCGCGTTAACGCTGTCTCTGATTTACTTTCCTCAGGTATAGTCTGGGCTCCTGACAGGCGGTGGGCCAGAGAACTCATTGAAGAGTGCAATGACTTTCCAAGCGGAGAGAACGATGACTTGGTGGACTCCACCACCCAAGCCTTGCTGAGGTTTAGGCAAGGGGGGTTCTTGCGACTGCCCACAGACGAGCCTGAAGAAATACAGTTATTCAAGAGTCGCCGTCACGCTGCATACTACTGAGCATAAACATGACTACACAGAAGTTTATGGGCAAGAACCAGTTGATTGACCGCCTGTCGGCGCAGATCGGCTCACGGGAAACCGCCCTTGAAGTTCTGAAAAAACGTGGACACGTAGATGACAAGGGTAACTTGACAGTCGCTGGCAAGAAGCGCGATTCAATGACTGCTGAAGAACGCGCTCTGGATAGAGCGAGTACGCGCACAGGCAAGAAGCCCACTGCGTTCAAGTACAACCCCAGCACAAACACCGCAACATTGAGAAAGAAATACTGATATGGCAAACATTGACAAGGGGCTGTATCAGGCTCCAATGGGGCTGGAAGCTATGGGCATGAGCGAGGAGCCCATCGAAATTGAGATCATCGACCCTGAAGCGGTGAACATCCGCACCGGGGACATGGAGCTTTCCATCGAAAAAGGTGAGGAAGAGGACGATTTCAACGTCAATCTGGCCGATGAAGTTGATGAAAAGTACCTTCAGTCGATGGCTGGAGACCTTGCGGGAGACATAGATAACGACAAGGCATCACGCAAGGACTGGGAAAAAGCCTACACCGAGGGTCTAAAACTGCTAGGTTTGCAATACGAGGAACGTACTGAGCCTTGGAACGGTGCTTGTGGCGTGTTCCACCCCATGATTACTGAGGCGGTGATCCGGTTCCAGTCAGAGACCATCACCGAGACGTTCCCCGCTGCGGGGCCAGTGCGTACAAAGATTCTGGGTCGAGAGACGCCAGAGAAGAAAGAAGCCGCTGTTCGCGTCGAAGACGACATGAACTATGAACTCACCGAAGTCATGCGGGAGTTCAGGCCAGAACACGAGCGGATGCTATGGAGCCTCCCGGCCACGGGTTCTGCATTCAAGAAAGTGTACTACGACCCATCGCTCGGTAGGCAGGTTTCGATCTTTATTCCAGCAGAAGACATCCTCCTGCCGTACGGAACGTCTAACCTTGACACTTGCTATCGGCTGACGCACGTGATGCGTAAGACGGAGAATGAGGTCGTGAAGCTGCAACAAGCGGGCTTCTACCGCGATATTGATCTCCCTGATCCGCTGAAGGCGTCTGACGACATTCAGAAAGCAAAGGACAAGGAAACAGGCTTTAGTGACATCAATGATGACCGCCTGACTATCTATGAGTGCCATGTAGATCTTGATCTGAAAGGTTTCGAGGATAAGGATGAGAAGGGTAAGGAGACTGGCATCCACCTTCCTTATGTAGTCACTTTAATCAAGGGGTCCAATGAAGTCCTTGCTATTAGGCGGAACTGGAAAGAGGACGACGACCTCAAGCTCAAGCGTCAGCACTTCGTACATTATCAGTACATCCCCGGTTTTGGCGCGTATGGCTTTGGCCTATTCCATCTCATCGGAGGATATGCGAAGTCAGCTACTAGCCTTATGCGACAGTTGGTTGACGCAGGCACACTGTCCAACCTCCCCGGAGGACTCAAATCCCGAGGTCTGCGAATCAAGGGAGACGACACCCCCATCGCACCCGGAGAGTTCCGCGACGTAGACATCGGCTCTGGTGCTTTGCGCGATAACATCCTGCCGTTGCCGTATAAGGAACCAAGCCAAGTTCTCGCAGGGCTGCTGGACAAGATTGTTGAAGAGGGACGCCGCTTCGCTGCAACTGCTGATATGCAGGTCAGTGATATGTCGGCTAACTCTCCAGTTGGCTCCACGCTGGCTATTCTTGAGCGCCAACTCAAGGTAATGACGGCAGTTCAGGCGCGGGTTCACTATGCGTTCAAACAAGAGTTACAACTTTTGGCCGCAATCATTCGGGATTATACCGACGATGATTACGACTATGAGCCGGGGAACGACAAGGTAAACGCCAAGAAGGATGACTATTCCCACGTAGATATCATCCCGGTCAGTGATCCTAACGCTGCAACCATGAGTCAGCGTGTGGTGCAGTACCAAGCCGTCATCCAGATGGCGCAGATGGCCCCGGAGATTTACGACCTCCCACAACTGCACCGTGCCATGTTGGATGTCTTGGGGATCAAGAACGCTGAAAAGCTCGTCCCCCTGCCTGACGACATGAAGCCAAAGGATCCAGTCACCGAGAACATGGACATCCTGAAGAGCAAGCCGCTCAAGGCGTTCATCTTCCAAGACCATGAGTCGCACATTCAGGTGCATATGTCGATGACCCAAGATCCAAAGATCATGGCTGTCGTGGGGCAGAACCCCAAGGCGCAGGAGATGATGGCCGCAGGTATGGCCCACATCGCTGAACACGCTGCATATGCGTATCGGATGCAGATCGAGCAGCAAATGGGTATGCCGCTGCCACCGGAAGAATCAGGCGACGAGAACGGACCGAAGATTCCAGCAGAAATGCAGAATATGTTGTCGGGTGCGATGGCACAAGCTGCACAGCAAGTGCTCCAGCAGCACAAGCAAGAGCAAGCACAGGAGCAAGCTCAACAGGCACAACAAGATCCGATTGTGCAGATGCAGCAGCAAGAACTTCAGATCCGCCAGCAAGAAGTGCAGATCAAGCAGCAAGAAGCTCAAATGAAGATGCAGATCTCGCAGCAAGAAATGCAGATCAAGATGATGCAGGCTCAACTGGCTGAGAAGAAGATGCAAGTTGATGCTTCGGCCAGAGCCGATGAGATCGAGATCAAGAAGATGCAAGCCGAGGGGACCATCCAGCTTGGCGCTATGCAAGCCCAGATGAAGAGCAGCCAAGACCAGTCGCGTCTGGCGGCAGACCAAGAGCGTGACGGTGTACGCATGGGTATCGACATTGCTAAGAGTAAGGCGCAGGCCGCTGCGCAGGCTCGGGCACAGCAAAACAAACCACAAGGTAAATCATGATCCACGACTTCGCACGTGTATTGCGCGACCAAATACGCACGGACATGAACAACTATACGGACGACATCGCAACGGGTATTTGCAAGTCGTTTGATGAGTACCAAAAACTCTGCGGGGTGATTCAAGGGCTAGCCCTTGCAGAGTCTTACCTACTAGCCCTTGCTAAGAAAGTTGAAGAATCCGATGAGTGATCTCATTCTGCCTCCCGGCCTCGTCTTGCCGCCTAAAATCAGACCGCTTGAAACTCCAGAAGAGCACATTCCTATCGAAGAGAGGGGTAAGTCGCTCCCAGAACCTACTGGTTGGCGCATCCTGTGCATGGTCCCCGATGTCTCTGACAAACTTGAGGGCACTGACCTCGACTTGATCAAGGCTACCGCATCGCTGCGGCAAGAGGAACACGCCACCACAGTACTGTTTGTCGCAAAGATGGGTCCGCAAGCCTACCAAGACAAAGATAAGTTCGGTGAGACGCCTTGGTGTAAGCAAGGTGACTTCGTGCTTGTCCGCGCCTATTCAGGTACGCGATTCAAGGTATTCGGCAAGGAATTCCGCATGATCAATGACGATCAGGTGGAAGGTATCGTGGAAGACCCCCGTGGCATCAGCCGCGCTTAAGGAGTAAGTATGGAGCCATACAAGTTTCCTGATGAGCAGGACGACAACGAAGTTGTTATCAACAGCGACTCGTCAGAGGTAGAAATTGAGATCGTTGACGACACGCCTGAACAAGATCGTGGCCGCAAGCCACTTGATCGGGATGTTGAAGATCCTACGGATGAAGAAATTGAAAACTACTCTGATAAGGTCAAGAGCCGTATCAAGGAGTTGACCCATGCCCGCCACGATGAGCGTCGGGCCAAAGAGTCTGTTCAACGTGAGCGTGAAGAGCTTGAGAAACTCGCACAGCATCTCATCGACGAGAACAAGAATCTCAAGCGGTATGTGAATGACGGCACGCAGCACTATGTCTCGACTATCAAGTCGGCGGCAGAAGCTGAGTTGGTAATGGCCCGCAAACAGTACAAGGAAGCACAAGAAGCTTTCGACACTGACGGCATCATCGCAGCCCAAGAAGCCCTCACTGACGCTAAGTGGAAACTGGAAGAAGCGAAGAAATTCAATCCAGCCGCTTTACAGATAGACGAAACTGAGGTACAACCTCGTCAGTCTGTACCCCAACCGACTCAACCAGACCAAAAGACTCAGCGCTGGCTGCACAAAAACCAGTGGTTTGGAAGTCCGGGGTACGAAGAACTAACCAGCTTCTCACTAGGGCTGCATCAAAAACTAGTGAACACGGGCGTGGACCCAACCAGTGATGAGTATTTCAGCAAGATTGATTCGAGGTTGCACTCGACTTTCCCTGAGGTGTTCGGAAAGGTAAAGTCTTCCAAGCCAGCATCGGTAGTCGCATCTGCAACACGTTCGTCGGGTCCAAAGAAAGTGACTCTTACTACTACGCAACTTGCGTTAGCAAAGAAATACGGTCTGACCCCTCAACAGTACGCTATCGAAGTCGCTAAATTGGAGAATCAAAATGGCTGAAACCCGCACCCCCCGTGAACTTGAAACCCGTGAAAAAACCACTCGTTACGTCTATAAGCCTTCGAGTGCTCTCCCCGATCCAACCCCGCAAGCGGGCGTTGCGTTTCGCTATATTGCGACTCATATTTTGGGTCAATCCGATCCGACCAACGTCTCGCGCAAGATGCGTGATGGCTGGGAGCCAGTCAAAGCTGTGGACCATCCTGAGTTGATGATCCAAGGTAATGTTTCTGGCAACGTCGAGATTGGTGGGCTATTGCTGTGCAGGATGCCCGAAGAGAAGCTCGCTGCAATGACAGAGTATTACGACAATGTCAATAAGCAGCAGGCTGAATCTGTAGATAACAATTTCCTTCGACAAAATGACCCCCGTATGCCGCTGTTTGCGGAGCGCAAGTCAGCAGTGACTCGCGGCGCGGGGTTTGGTTCAGGTACTAAATAAGGAGTCTTAAATGGCTTATCCAGTTATTGCGGCCCCCTACGGGCTACTTCCGCAAAATTTGATCGGTGGGCAGGTATTCGCGGGCTCCACCCGCGAATTGCCTATTCAATACGGCTACAACACGAACATCTTCTACGGTGACTTCGTTAAACTGACCGCATATGCTTCCGCATCAGCTCCGGGCGGGTTTATCCAGCGAGTAGCTATTACCACTGGTACGGCTAGTAACCAAGTTACTGGCGTGTTCCTTGGTTGCTCGTTCACCAACCCAGTCACCAAGCAGAAGACGTTTAGCCAATTCTGGCCTGCATCGACGCTGGCTGGTGACGCTGTTGCTATCGTTTGCGACGATCCAGACACGGTCTTCAAGGCTGCTGTTTGCTCTGCTACTACGGTTCTCGCTTCGGGCGCTAGGGGCATGGTCGGCGCAAACCTGTCGATGATCGACAACACGGGCAACGCTACCTCGGGCAATTCAGCGAACGCTGTGTTGGCTCCTGTGGCTACCCCAGTGACGACCATCCTGCCATTGCGTTGTGTTGGTCTTGTCTCTGATACTGCTTACTCGTACAGCGCTGTCGCTACTGCGGCTTCCAGCACCACTACGGTTAACGCAGTTGCACCCGCCGCTCTGCCGATTGGTACCAACGTGTCATACGTCGCAGCCAACGGCCAAATCATCGAGACGGGCATGTTCCTGACCTCCGCCGCCGCAGCGGGCGCAGCAACGCAAACCCTCAACCAGCAGCCTGTGATCCTTGGCGCTAACGCCAATATCCCAAGTGGCGCAACCATTGTGTACACCGTGTATCCAGAAATTCTGGTCAAGGTGAACCTGCTTGTGCATGGTTATTACAGTTCCACCGCCGTCTAAGGAGTAATCTAAAATGGCTATTTCTCGTGCCCAGCTACTCAAAGAACTCCTCCCCGGCCTGAACGCGCTGTTTGGTTTGGAGTATGCCCGCTACGGCGAACAACACAAGGAACTGTATACGGTTGAAAAATCCGAGCGTTCCTTTGAAGAAGAAACCAAGCTGTCCGGTTTCTCTGCCGCTCCGGTGAAAAATGAAGGCTCTGCCATTGCTTATGACAATGGACAGGAAGCTTTCACCGCTCGTTACAACCACGAAACCATCGCTCTGGGCTTCTCCATCACGGAAGAAGCTGTGGAAGATAACCTGTATGACAGCCTCTCGGCTCGTTATACCAAGGCTCTTGCTCGCGCTATGGCATACACCAAGCAAGTCAAGGCTGCTTCTGTTCTGAACAACGGTTTCAGCAACGCATACTTGGGTGGTGACGGTGTTGCTCTGTTCAGTACTGCTCACCCACTGGTGAACGGCGCTACCAACAGCAACCGTCCTTCGACCAACGCTGACCTGAACGAGACCTCGCTGGAAAATGCTGTGATTCAAATCGCTGCATGGACCGATGAGCGTGGTCTGCTGATTGCCGCCAAGCCCCGCAAGCTGATCATTCCGCCTGCTCTGATGTTCGTTGCTACCCGTCTGTTGGAAACCAGCCTCCGTGTTGGTACGACTGACAACGATGTCAACGCCATCAAGAACAACGGTTCGATCCCAGAAGGTTACGCTGTTAACAACTTCTTGACCGACTCGAACGGCTGGTATTTGACCACTGACGTTCCTAACGGCATGAAGCACTTCGAGCGTATGCCTTTGACGAACTCGATGGACGGTGACTTCGATACGGGCAACGTCCGTTACAAGGCCCGCGAGCGTTACAGCTTCGGCTGGTCTGATCCGTTGGGTATGTTCGGTTCGCCCGGATCGACCTGATAGCTAGTTAGGGTTGGGGGTTCCCGGCTGGAGGGGGTAGGTCACAAGCCTACCCCCTTTTTATTTGCACAAGAGAAAGACTTGTGGTACAACCCTAATACCAAGACTACTTGGCTTGTTGACTGACTTGGCAGACTCCCCTCAAGACAGCAAGCCGCAAATGAGGAAATATCATGGGATTCGCAACTCACCTTGGCCCTTGGCTGCTCGGCACGGTTAAAGATACCGTTGGCCCAACTACCGTTGCAGGCGCTGCGGCTGGTCAGGTTCGTAACGTGGGCGCTTGCCCTGCTGCACAGTTTAAGACCGTCTCTAATGCAGACATTACTGCCAACACCGTTCTGGCCGTGCTCCCTGCTGGCGCTTCTATTCAGAACGTGCAGTACATCGTTACCACCGCGTATGCAACGACTACGCCGTCGATGCAAATCTATGTCAACGGCAACGCCATCTCTGCTGCAACGGCAGTTAGTGCGTTCACTACGACTGGCCTGACTGCCATCCCATTGGCAACGTCTAACCCCGGCTTGGTTGCTAACGTGGGTGCTGTTGATGCGGTGGTATCGTTCACGCAAACCAGCGTCACGCCCGGTACTGGCGCTGGTGTGTTCTCCATTGCGTACATCGTGCGTGGCTCTGACGGTTCTGCTAACCCAGCATCCGCCTAATTTGGTTACGGGGGCTTCGGCCCCCTTCTTGTAATTTAAGGGGCTGTCATGTCTGGATGGACCGTAGTAGACGCGAACTCGAACAAATCTTTGCCTATCACAGGCACTAACTCTTCGGGGGCTGTGTCTCCGTATGTAAATCCTGCGCCTAACGCGCAAGACCCCGTCGGCAAAATGCGTATTTCGCAGCCGACGGCGTTGATCGACACCGACTTTGAGTATGGTCAGCAGCCTACCAAATGGGAATCTATTGGCCTGTCCAACAACCGCCAGAGCCTATATTACATCCCTCAAGCCGCCCGTGTAGTGACGGCTGTGACTGGTGCTGGAACCCGCACGGTGGTTGTCAGCATGGCCGATACGTCGGGCTTTGTAGTTGGTACGCCGATTTACGTACAGAACTCCAACGCTGATAACGCTAACGGCTGGTACTACGTTGAGGCTGTGAGCACCAACGTGTCTGTGACCTATACGGCTCAAGGCATCGTACCCGTAGGTAACCAATTCAACACCGAGCGTACTTTTGTGTACCTCGGGTACCTGTACTCTAACTGTGGTATCAACCTCGCGTCTGTGGCGGCGTTCACTTACGTCGGATCCACTATCACGGTTACCTCTGCTAACTCGCATGGCTTGAGCGCTGGTTCGTTGATCTATGTGACTGGCGTAACCTCTATTGCCGCTAACGCTACATTGGGGTGGATTTCGGGCACTACGCTTAGTTTCAACGCTGTGCCTTCAGCCGGGTTGGTACTGCGTACTGGGTACGCAGTACTGGGCGCTGGGGTGACTGCGGGAACCACGATTACCGTCGTCAACGCATCGACATTCGTTGGTTCGATTGCTGGTACCACGTTGACATACGTAAGCGGCACCATCCCTGTGATCGGTATGCAACTGTCAGGTGCAGGTGTTACCGCTGGTACATACATCGTGTCTGGAACGTCCCCCACCTTTACAGTGAGCGCGGCATCGACAGTCACTTCAATTTCGATCATTGGGTATAACTATACGGTGAGCGCTTCGCAGACCGTTGGTGCTATCGGCGCTCCCGTGGCAATTACTGTGGCGTCCACAACTGTCGCAAACACACCCAACGGCGCGTGGGTGGTAGTCACCACTCCAACGTCCAATACCGCTACCTTTGTCACGGCCAACACCCCGTTTGGTACACTAAGTAACACGGCCAACAACCTGACGTTATTTGCGCGTCCAGCAGGGTTGGTTGAGTCTCGTCCGTTTGACGGGGGCGTGGCTTTTTCAGCCGGGGCTGCTGTTCCAAACTCGCAACTGATTCGCCAAACCCGCCGATACTTCCGGTATCAGTCTGGCAAGGGCATCCAGTTTTCCACGGGCTCTTCTTTGAACCCACCGTTGCTTACGACCAGCATTACAGCGGTTGGCACGACTGCCACGGTGACAACTCGGTACATCCACAACATAGCACCGAGTGCTACCATCATCGTTACTGGGTGTGATCAGGGGCCGTACAACGGCACATTTGTTGTGGTCAGCACCCCCACGCCGACCACCCTGACGTACACAATGTCGGCGGCTCCATCTGTCCCTACAGCAACAGGCTTTCCTATTCGCGTATCACCGAGTACGTGGTACGGATCGTCCAACCGAATTGGTTTCTTCGACCAACAAAACGGTCTTTTCTTTGAGTACGATGGCCGTACCCTGTACGCCGTTTGGCGTAATAGCGTGTTGCAACTGAGCGGCGTTGTTGATGCAACAAACAACTCAACGGTAATCTCGGGCACAGGAACCCAGTTTAGCTCTCAACTGAAACCCGGCGACTTTGTTGTGATTCGTGGGCAATCCTACCGAATTGTGACTATTACGTCGGATACGGCTATGGAAGTTACCCCTGAATATAGGGGTTCCACGATTGTCGGGACTATCATGTCCAAGACAATAGATACTCGCGTACCACAGTCTCAATGGGCAGACCCGCTTGATGGTACAGGCCCGTCCGGTTACACGATTGACCTGACGCGGATGCAGATGTTTTACATTGACTACTCTTGGTACGGTGCTGGCTTTTCCCGCTTCGGCCTGCGTACCACAAAGGGTCAGGTTACATACGTCCATCAGTTCACGAACAACAACGTGCAGTATGAAGCGTACATGCGTTCTGGCAACATGGCCGCGCACTACGAATCAAACGGCATCAGCGCAGTAACGTATTTGACTGCTACTCTTGGCGTTGGTACCTTTGGGACAATCATTAACGTACAGTCCACCGCTGGTTTTGCCCCGAGTGGTGTGATACGCATTAGCAACCCCGGCGCTACTGGTACTGTCGAGCATATTGCATACTCATCCAAAACGGCGACATCGTTCGTAGTTTCTGCCCGTGCGCAGTTGGGCGGGCAGATCACAGCTCAAGCGTTTACGTTTTCGGCAACCGCCCCCACTATGGTGGAGTTTTCGTCACCTGACACACTAGCTTCGCTGTCCCACTGGGGCTCGTCGGTAATCATGGACGGTGGCTTCGACAACGACAAGTCGCTGGTGTTCAACTACGGCATGACTACGGCCATCACAACCACGGCAACAACGCCTCGCGTGTTGATGGCGATTCGTGTGGCTCCCTCCGTGGACAACAACACAACAGGGCTTCTAGGTGCGCGAGAGATTATCAATCGTATGCAGTTGGAGTTGGAGTCTTTGGGTCTGTTCACCACCGGAACTGGCTTCCTGATAAACCTTGTGTTGAACGGATTTGCCAGCGGCGCGTTCTCTAGTGGTTTTGTGGCTCCTGTTCAGCAAGTGGGCGGCATCACATCATCTTTGGCGCAAATTGCGCTGAATACCAACGCGGTGACTGTCACTGGTGGTGAGTCGGTGTACGCTGGTTATACAGACCCAACTGGAGTTACCCGTCTGGACTTGAGTGGGATACGTGATTTGGGTAACTCAATTTTGGGCGGGGGTACAGCCAGCACGGTACCGACTACGCAATCGAACTTCTATCCTGATGGCCCGGATATTTTGTACGTCGTGGCTATTCCATTGTCCGCCACAAGCTCCACAATTTTGGCGCGACTGGGCTGGAAAGAGGCACAGGCGTAATATGGCTAAGTCTCCTGCATGGCAACGCAAGGAGGGTAAGAGCGAGGCTGGTGGCTTAAACGCCAAAGGCCGCGCTTCTTACAACAAGGCAAACCCCGGTAAACCGGGACTCAAGGCTCCACAGCCTGAAGGTGGTTCACGCAAAGATTCATTTTGTGCCCGGATGTCGGGTATGAAGAAGAAACTAACAAGTGCCAAAACCGCCAATGACCCCGATAGCCGCATCAACAAAAGCCTTAGAGCGTGGAAGTGCTAAGATGAAAGATGAAGCTCTTGAGGCTACCAAACACGTGATGGATGCCGTGTCCTTGATAACCGTAGTAGGGACACTTGTGGAAGTTTTACCGTCAATCGCAGCATTGTTTACGATTATTTGGACAGCCTTCCGAATCTGGGAGACTGACACCGTCCGTCAGTGGACTAACCGGAAGAAAGACCAATCATGAAGACGAAGAAGCCTCTCCCGGCATTCATGCAAAAGATCATGGATGCCAAAGACAAAGTCAATAGCAATCCCAAGAAGGGCGGCAAGCCTTTCAAGAACGGTGGATTTGTCAAGGCTGCTGATGGCTGCATCTCCCACGGGGGCACCAAGGCCAAGCAAATCAAAATGAAGAGCGGCGGAAGCTGCTAATAAGGAGACATCATGTCTGATACAGCAAAAGAACGCGCACTTGCGGAGTTGAAGGAAGAAAAAGACCGCGAGGCTATGGGGAAAGCCTACGACGAAGCTGCCTCTCGTTCTATGGGTACGTTCAAGGAAAAGGCTCCAAAACCTCCTACCCCTGCTTCTGCTGCGTCATCGCCCGCAAAGCCTAAGGTTATGACTAAGGCCAAGGGTGGCTGCACCAAGATGGCTAAGGGCGGTGTTACTCGTGCTGACGGGTGTGCCAAGCGAGGCAAAACCAAAGGCAGGATGGTATGAGACCTAGTCGCGGTATGGGTGATATCAATCCCTCCAAGATGCCGGGGGCAAAGAAGAAAGCTCGCCGCGACGATACTGACTTCACGCAGTATGCTGAAGGTGGTAAGGTAAACGCTGCTGGCAACTACACCAAGCCAACCATGCGGAAGTCGCTGTTCAACTCTATCAAGGGTCAGGCTACGCAAGGAACCGCAGCGGGCCAGTGGTCAGCGCGGAAAGCTCAGTTGCTGGCTAAGAAGTACAAGGCCAAAGGTGGGGGCTACTCAGATTGAAAGCGCCACAGCAATCCCTTAAGAATTGGACTGACCAGAAGTGGACAACCAAGTCGGGGAAGCCTTCGTCTAAAACAGGCGAACGCTATTTGCCAGAAGCAGCAATCAAGTCGTTGTCTCCTGCTGAGTACGCAGCGACAACCAAAGCCAAACGTGCGGGTAAGGCGGCGGGCAAGCAGTTCGTTGCCCAACCTAAAAACATTGCTAAGAAAACAGCGGGGTTTAGGTAATGGCTAAGAACTGGATTGCTGACGCTATCAAGAAGCCGGGGGCTTTACGTAAGCAACTTGGCGCTAAAGAAGGTCAGCCGATCCCCGCTAAGAAGTTGGCGAAAGCTGCTTCTGCTCCGGGTAAACTAGGACAACGTGCGCGTTTGGCGCAAACGCTTAAGGGGATGAAATAATGGGTGCTGGTGGAATGAAAAGACCGGGAGCAGGTATGTCTGCTATGCAGAGACCGGGGAACCCAATGCAGAAGCAGGGTGGCTCAATGTCACCGTCCATGCTCTCCCAACTACCCCCCGGTATTCAGCAAGCAATAGCGGCGCGGCAAATGGGCAAGCAGGGCGGTCCGATGCAGCAAAACCCTATGCAGCAAATGCAGCAGAACCCTATGCAGCAGATGGGCAAGCAAGGTGACCCGATGCAACAAGGCGGTTTCCCGCCCTATCTTGGCCCTATGATGGGACAGCAAGGTGGTCCGATGCAGCAGAACCCCATGCAACAAGGCGCAGCAGGTGGTAAAGGCGGTATGCCCGGAGCGCAAGGTAATCCTATGATGGGTCCGCAGGGCGGTGGTATGCCACCTTGGGCGCAAAACTTTGCACAACAACAGCAAGCACCTATGGGGCAACAAGGCGGTATGCTTGGCCCAGCCCCGAACGCTATGCAGCAGTTCTCGCAGCAGCAAGGTTTAGCAGGGCTGATGCAACCTCAACAGTCTTCAACTAACTCGTTGCAGTAATGGCTACCTCTGGCACTACCACATTCAATCTTGATCTGACCGATCTGGTCGAAGAGGCTTTCGAGCGTTGTGGTGCGGAGCTTCGTTCGGGCTACGATCTCAAGACTGCAAGGCGTAGTCTCAATTTGCTTTTTGCTGATTGGGCTAATCGCGGGATTAACCTGTGGACTGTTGCTCAGTCTTCTATTACCCTTGTTCCGGGTACTGCGACGTATGATCTCCCGGATGACACGGTAGATCTGCTTGAACACGTTATTCGTACTGGGGCAGGGAATTCATCGACTCAGGCTGACCTGTCGATCACGCGCATTTCTGTTTCCACCTATGCCACGATTCCTAACAAGTTGAGTCAGGCTAGGCCGATTCAGGTCTACATCAATAGGCAAGCACCTGTCCCCAACGTCACGGTCTGGCCCATCCCAGATGCTTCGCAACCCTACACTTTTGTGTATTGGTATCTTCGTAGAATTCAAGATGCTGGCGGTGGTGTCAACACGATGGATGTACCGTTTCGGTTTATCCCCTGCATGGTTGCGGGGCTGGCTTACTACCTTGCGCTGAAGCTTCCTGATGGGTTGCAACGTCTTGAAACCCTCAAGGCACAGTACGACGAAGCTTGGGATCTGGCATCATCTGAGGACCGCGAGAAGGCAGCGATTCGGCTCGTCCCAAGGCAGATGTTCATAAACTGATATGGGCAATAGGTTTGCTTCAGGTAAGAACTCGATTGCGATGTGTGATCGCTGTGGACAAAAGTTCAAGCTGACCGCACTCAAGAAGGAAGTTATAAAGACCAAGATCTACAACATTCTGGTGTGTATACAGTGCTGGGATCCAGATCATCCGCAACTCCAACTGGGTATGTATCCGGTAGATGATCCACAGGCAGTACGTGAACCTCGCCGGGATCAGAGCTACTACGTATCAGGTCTTACGGTCCTCGGGACTCAGGGCGAAGGTAGTCGAGTGTTTCAATGGGGCTGGAATCCGGTTGGTGGAGCCAGCAGTTTCGATACCTTGCTAACACCAAATGACTTGGTTGTACAGGGGATTGTTGGTACAGTCACGGTAGTGACGACATAAGGAGGCCACATGGCTAAGGAAAACGGTAAGTCTGACATGGCGCAAGATAAGGCTATGATCCGCAAAGGGATCGGACAGCACGAAGCGGCAAAGCATCCGGGGGGCAAGAAGACTTCCCTGAAGCTCAAAAAGGGTGGCCCCACCTCCGAGGACCGTATGCGTCTTGGTCGTGGGCTGTCTCGCGCTGCTAGTCAAAAGACGGGTTGAATCATGGCTAAGTACAGTCAAAAAGAAGACGGTAAAGAAGTCGGCCCCGCTAGTGTTTACGCAGAGCCCCACACCATGTCTGGTAAGCGGCTGGGTATTAACGACTACGGCATCAAGCCCACCATGCCCCGCAAAGAAGATTGGACACCAATGAGCGGCGTCTCGTTGGGTGACTGCGGTGGTGTAAAGACTGATGGCGTCAAGATGCGCGGTACGGGCTGCGCGACCAAAGGTACGATGTCTAGAGGTCCGATGGCATGAATTACACGGCTCTTGTGAATGCGATAAGCTCCTATACGGAGAACCAATTTGCTACGGCGGATATGAACACGTTCATTACGCAGGCAGAGCAGCGCATTTACAACAGCGTGCAGTTCCCATCGCTTCGCAAGAATGTCGTGGGGCAGACTACGGCACAAGATCAGTACTTGGATTGCCCGCTTGACTTCTTGTCGGTATACTCGATGGCGGTGTACCCCGTAGGAGGGTCGTACACGTACTTGCTGAACAAGGATGTGAACTTCATCCGTGAGGCGTACCCTTTCCCACAGACTACGGGTATGCCAAAGTGCTACGCGCTTTTCGGCCCTGCGTTTGCGGATGCCAAAGAACTTGTCTTCATCCTCGGTCCCACCCCTGACATCATCTACAACGTAGAACTTCACTACTTCTACTACCCAGAGTCGATCACCACAGTAGTAGGTGGACAGACTTGGCTGGGTGATAACTTCGATACCGTCTTGCTTTATGGCGCACTTGTCGAGGCTTACATCTTCATGAAGGGTGAGACGGACATGATGCAGGCATACGAAGGCAAATACAAAGAAGCCCTCGCACTTGCCAAGCGTCTGGGAGATGGTCTGGAGCGTCAGGATGCGTACAGATCCGGTCAATATCGTCAGCAGGTAACTTAAGATGGCGTTGACTCAGACGATGACGACAAGTTTCAAGGTTGAACTGCCGCAAGCAGTTCATAACCTCTTGTCGGACACAATTCAGATGGCGCTGTACACCGCTGAAGCAACGCTAAACGCAGACACGACTGTATACACCACAGACAATGAAGTTGTAGGGGTCGGCTATACAGCGGGCGGCATTTTGCTGACTAACGCGACTGTCCTTGCAGCGAACAATGTGGCGTACATCAGTTTCGACAACCCTGTGTTTAACGCTGCATTGACTGCGCGTGGGGCATTGATCTACAACGTAACACAAGCGGGTAAGTCTATTGCGGTTCTTGATTTTGGCGCAGACAAGACCTCTACGACTACGTTTACTGTTACACTCCCCGCAAACTCTTCAACCTCTGCACTACTTCGTATAGCATGAACACTGACACGCCTTTAATCCATACGTCGCTCGGAAATGTCCCCGTTGACTCGCTAGTCTATGAAGCGGAATGGGACATCACCCCAACGTATATTAAGTTTGTTGAGAAGTATACGGACAAGAGTAGTGGAGAGATCGTTCGTCAGAACGCTCATGTCTATAGTATGGCTGGCGTAGCGGGTGAAGCCGCTACTGGTGAAATCTAAGGAGCTAAAAAATGGCTAATACCCAAGCAATGTGTACCTCTTTCAAGTCTGAGATTCTTCAGGCTTACCACAACTTCGGCACTACGGTGGTCCGCGCAGGAACCACCGCTGATGTATTCAAAGGCGCTGTCTACCTTGCTGTTGGCACTCTCGGTGCGGGCACTACGGTGTATTCCGCAACCAACGAGATCGCAAACAGCGGTACTTACGCAGCAGGCGGGGCTACGATCACCAATGCGACCCCTCCAGCAGTTACTGGAACCACGGCGTACTGGACCCCATCCGCACAGTTGCAGTGGACTTCTGTTACGTTTGCTGCGGCAGACGCACTGCTTGTGTACAACTCTACCCAAGGTAACCGCGCTGTCAGCGTACACAACTTTGGCTCGCAGAGTGTCACCACTGGCACGTTTACGCTGACCATGCCTGTGAACGGTGCAGGTACTGCGCTTATCAATATCGCTTAAGGTTCCACGATGTCTTGGTCGGTTATTGATACTGGGCCGAGTGATTCATGGACTCCAGTTACACGCCCCACGACGATTGCCGTCAGTGGGGTGAGCGGTACGACGATTGTACGGGACATAGAACCCGGAATCCCAAAGTCCCTGTCTGGCGTTAGCATATCGGGAAGCGTTGGTAATCTCGATAACGTCCAGCAAGATGCCCCATCAGCCGTCTCTGCCACGGGCAGCGCAGGTACGCCCACTGCTTTTGCTACGCCCTTTGTTACGGTAACCCCTACAGCCGTCAGTGCTACGGGGTCCGTGACGACCTTCGCTCGACAAACTCTAAAGCAGTTGACGGGGCGCTCTGCTACAGGGACTCCGGGATCGGTTGGGGCCGTATCTGTAAACACCAACACGCAGGCGCTCTCGGGGGTTAGCGCAACCGCCAGTATTTCGAGCCTTGCTACTAGGCTAGTGACTAGAGATGTCACGGCGGTTAATGCGACCTCTAGCGTAACCACGTTCACTGAAGAAAATAGAAAGGCACTTACCGGAACATCCGCAACGGCGTCGATTACGTCAGTGATAGACGAAGTCTCCGACGAGCTTCTTCCTGTCAGTGCCACAAGCAGTGCTGGCACGCTCGGTAGACAGACAGCAAAAGCCATAACAGGTAATACTGCAACTGGCTCTGTGGGCACTATTACGGCAGTCTTACGCCAGACGGTAACTATAACAATTACGGCCAACTCAACTGGCCCGGCTACGCTCAACGTAGCGACTTTTGCTTCCACCAACCTAACCAAAACTACATCTGGTACGTATTCGGCGGGACTTACAAACATTAACGTCATTGTTAATAATGTTTATATTTACTCCGATATTATAGGGACTCCCGCCCTCACACTTAGCGGCGGAACTGCTGGAGATGTGCTCACCTTCACAAACAACGGTCTCATCATGGGACGCGGTGGTAATGGTGGTGGGAGTAACGGGTCAAACGCAGTCTACGCAGGGCCGGGAGTAGGTAGTACGGCGCTTAAAATAGGCTTCGCTACTACAGTCGTTAAAGGCGCGGGCTCTTATATTGGTGGCGGCGGCGGTGGCGGTGGCGGGCATATCACTACTGGCGGTGGGGCTGGGGCAGGGGGCGGTATTGGGGGTAGTGGCTTCTCTACAACAGGACCAATTTTTGCTGGTGGCGGTAGTCCCGGCGGCTTAGGGGGTAATGGGTCTGTAGGCGGAACTAATTCTTCTGGTGGCACTACTCTCGTATCAGGTGGGGGTGGGGGCGGTAGGATATTCCCCAGTAGCGCATCGGGGGTAGTTACCAACACTGCCATTGGGCAAACAAAAGGGGGGCTGGGCGGCAGTGGTGGCGGTGGGGGAAGCGCTTCTAACTACACTGGTGGCGCTGGCGGAGGTGGTGGCGGTGGTTGGGGGGCTAGCGGCGGAACAGGCGTTGCTTGGGCTCCCATTACTTATCCTTTTTCATCAGGTAATGGCGGGGGTACGAATACCGCTGGAACAAGTGCCACAACTACTGGGGGAACTGTTGTTGCCTCAAATGCTGGTGCGGCTGGTGGCAAGGCGATTGACTTTAGCGGCTTTAGTGTAGGCATTTCCGGGTCAGGTACTACCTACGGAGCAACGTCATGATAATCACACAAGATTCACTACTTGCGGTTCAAGGATGCCCCACTATTGTTCAGCATCTGATTGATTCTGGGTATGACGGGCTGACACGCCTCCAATTTGTGCAGAAACTGCAACAGGACGCAGACATGGAACTGCACCCACAATGGTGGGCAACTTGGGGCAGGGTATACCTCTACAACGGAGATGCGATTGTAAGACTAGGTGAATTTACTAGGAAACAACGGTACATACTTCAGGGGATGAACATCTCAGAAGGAGAGTTCCCCATATTCACTAACTTGCAAGACGCCGTATCCGCTATACAGCAGAAGCAAGCAGAACAAATGGCATCGGAGGAGTGGACGTTCCACGTTCAAGCCATGTGCCCGGAAGGTGGGGATGTGCATACGTTGGAGAACTGCGATTTGGATGGGGATGGTGTCTTTGACCACCCAGTTGACTGCTACCAAGTCTTTAACTCCGCGACAGGACAGTACGAGTGCTTTGACACTTTTGAGCCCGCCAAACTAAGATGCGAGGAATTGAGGACTGAAAGGTCCACGCTGGTATATGCGTCTTACTGGCTTATGGAAGAAGTCCAGCAGATCAATGACCCAGAAGAAAACCCTTCTGGGTGGACTCGTTGTGATATGGGTGAGGTGTTGAATTACGGGGGCTGAGATGATTGACGCAAAACCAGTAGATTCTGAAGTGCTTTCTCTACTCATCAAGAGTCTTCCGGGCATCCCTAGTGAGTTGGAGTTGTACAACTTTGCGCGTTCTATTGAAATTCTTCACGGGATCGGCGCTGACTCTCCACCTCTACCCGCTACACAAGAACCACGCTTCATATAAGTAAGGAACTCCATGAGTACGTACTCACCAAATCTTCGTTTTGAACTCATTACTACTGGTACGCAGGCTGGTGCATGGGGCAATTCCACTAACACGAACATCGGCACGCTGGTTGAAGCTGCGGTGTCTGGGTATAACACGGTATCGGTGACCACTTCATCGCAGGCGTTTACCGCGCTTTATGGTGCGGCAGACCAGTCTCGCAATGCGATGATTCGGTTGACTACGTCCACGGTTGCGGCTTTTGCGGTCTACGCGCCCCCCGTAGCAAAACAATACACGATCTTCAACGACACCGCCTACGTTGCTACGATCTACAACAGCACGGTGATTGGAAATACAACGGCAGCGGGTACTGGGGTTGCTATCCCTGCCGGGGCTACGATGACTGTGTGGAGTGACGCGACGAACTTCCGTCAGCAAAACACGCACTTCATCTCCCCCACGATGTCATCTCCGGTAATGTCCGGTACTCCACTCGCTCCCACCGCAACCGCAGGTACGAACACACTGCAACTTGCATCTACGGCGTTTGTTCAGTCGGCGATTGCTGCTGCTGCGCTGGTACTCTACCCTGTTGGTTCGGTTTACCTCAACGCCACGAACAACACGAACCCTGCAACCCTGCTTGGTTTTGGTACTTGGATAGCGTTCGGTGCGGGTAGGGTTCCTGTAGGCTTTGATGGTACAAACCCACTGTTTGACGCCGCAGAAGAGACAGGCGGCTCTGCGGATTCAGTAACTGTCTCGCACACGCACACAGCGTCAACGCCTCTCTCAAATACAACCCACACGCACTCGGGAACCACTGCGGGGGGAGGGTCGCACAATCACTGGATTGCGTCTGATGTTAATAGTGGCGGCAGCAATATCACATCCGGTACAACAGCATTTCGGCAAAAAGATGATTCCGGGGACTCGAACTATAGATTAGCAGGTGATACCACTGCCGCAACAGTAGGGCTTACCAACACCGTCGCTAACCACACCCACACAATCACCACAGGCAACAACTCCGTAACACCGACTGCTGCCACTACCGTTACCGCTGCGGGCGTTGCAGGTACGAACCTAAACTACCAGCCGTACATCACTGTGTATATGTGGAAACGGACGGCGTAATGAATGAACTGCTCAAACTTCTTGGAAGCGTTGCCCCTGCTCTTGCAACTGCTGTTGCTGGCCCCTTGGGTGGTATGGCTGTATCGGCTATTGCTTCTAAGCTGGGTGTAGCAGATACCGTCGAGGCGGTCACCAAAGCCATTTCTGCTGATCCCGACGCTGCTTTGAAGTTGGCTCAGATTGATTTAGACAAACTGAAAGCGGAGTACGCCAACACTGCCGACGCTAGGGCCATGCAGGTCGCTGCGCTTAATCAGTCAGATGTGTTTGCCAAGCGGTTCACCATGTACCTGACAGCCTTCTGGTCAGTCTGTGCGGCGATCTACATTGGCTTTATTACGTTTGGAGTAATTCCAGATAATAACGTCCGGTTCGCCGACACCATCCTCGGGTTCATCCTCGGTACGGTCATTGCCACCATGCTGAACTTCTGGTTTGGATCGAGCATTGGCAGCAAGGAAAAGGACAAGAAATGAAGATAGCAGACTACATCACCGTCATCTGCTGCTTGTCGTTGGCCTTGGTACTTGTAGCTACCTGCGGGGCGTCTTTGGTTGGCTTGTTTGACAGCAGCGTAGACAACAACGAGTTGTTCAAAATGCTCCAGCCATCGTTCAATACCATTGTCGGTGCATTTGTTGGAACCATCGCTGGTATCAAGATGGGCAAAGAGAACAAGGATAACGAGGACAAGAAATGAATACCAACTTCGATGCTTGCTTCAGCCACCTCATCAAACACGAAGGAGGCTACGTTAACCACCCCAGCGATCCGGGAGGGAGAACAAACCTTGGAGTTACCCAAGAAGTGTGGGAAGATTGGACTGACCGTAAGGTAACCGAAGAAGAGATGAAGGAGCTTACACCAGCCAAGGTTTCGCCACTCTACAAAGAAATGTACTGGGATCGGATCAAAGGGGATCAACTGCCCCGTGGGGTTGACTACTGTGTGTTTGATGCAGCGGTAAATAGCGGGGTACGCAGAGCTTCGCAGTGGCTTCAAACCGCACTGGGTGTTACAGCAGACGGCTCCATTGGCCCACAAACTCTTGCTATTGTGTTGTTGGCAGCACCAGACACCGTCATTATCAACTACAGTGCCCAGCGTCTGAAGTTCCTGCAAGGGCTGTCCACATGGGCGACGTTTGGTAGGGGCTGGGAACGTAGGGTTGCCGAAGTAAAAGCCACCGCGCTTTCAATGTGAGGCATCTATGCCACTACAGAAACTCCAGTTCAATCCCGGCGTAAACAGGGAAACCACCTCTTACGGCAACGAAGGTGGCTGGTATGAGTGCAACAAGATCCGCTTCCGTTCTGGTCAACCAGAGAAGATGGGGGGCTGGGTCAGTGACAGCGGTGTTCTATCTACTGAGATCGCAGGGGTCACTACTGATGTATCGGTTCCGCCTACTGGTACGCTTTGGGGGGTAGCGCGGGCGCTCTGGAACTGGGTCACGTTATCAGCCTACAACTTACTCGCCGTCGGGACTAACCTCAAGTACTACATCCAGAACGGTCCCGGTGGCGCGTTCTATGACGTTACGCCACTACGCATACTTCCTACGCTCGCCACCAATGCGTTCACGACCACAAACACCTCTACGCAGGTTCAAGTTAATTACCCTTCTCACGGCGCTCAAACAGGTGACTTTGTAACCATCTCTGGAACTACTGGCGCTGTTAATGGCATTTCAGCGGCTACGATGAATGGTGAGTACCAAATCACCTACAACGACTCAAACACCTTCTACATTACTGTAGCTACAGCCGCTACAAGTACGGGAACTCCAGCGGTAAACGCAACCTTTGCGTTTCAGATCACCACAGGTAATGAGATATACACCCTCGGCGTTGGCTGGGGTTCGGGGGCTTGGGGCGGAACAGTTACTGGTGTTGCGACGACTACGCTCGGCGCGGTAACACAAACTACGCTTAACGGAACTATTACTGCTACTGCCACTTCCATCGTTCTTACTAGTGCGACTGGGTTCACCGCTCCGGGCACAATCGTTGTAGATAACGAACTGATCACTTTTTCTGGCGTTTCTACAAACACCCTTACTGGGTGTGTTCGCGGGACTGGCGGCACTTTTGCCGTAGCACATACCACAGGTGCTATCACCCAACTAGTCACTACGACGATTACAGTAGCTAGTACCACAGGCTTTGGCGCTTCAGGAACCTTCCTGATTGACTCAGAGTTGATCTCCTATACGGGGACTTCACCAACCACGTTCACTGGCTGTACCCGCGCTGCTAGCGGGACTTCCCCCGCTGTACACCTTACAGGCGCTGTCATCCAGTTGTCTACTTTATTCACTGGCTGGGGGCTTGCATCGACATCCGGTGTGGGTATTGGCTTGCAGATGCGCTTGTGGAGCCAGTCTAACTTCGGTGAGAACCTCGTTTTCTGTGCTCGCGGTGGCCCGATGTACTACTGGGACACCAACCCAGCCCCCACTATTTTTGATCGTGGTGTGGTTATTGCAGCGGGCACAACCGTGGGCGGGGCTCCGGTGGACTCTACCTGCCCCTCAGTAGTTAACTTCGTACTTGTCTCTGACGCTTCACGCTTCGTGATTGCTCTTGGATGTAACGACCCTACGGGCACATACGCCACCATTGCGCTTGATCCAATGCAGATTCGCTGGTCGGATCAGGAAAGCTACTACACATGGAATCCCGCAACGACTAACCAAGCGGGTGACTACCGTTTGAGCCACGGCTCATCTATCGTCACGGCTATCCAAACTCGGCAAGAAATTCTGGTATTTACCGATTCTGCTTTGTACGCTATGCAGTACCTTGGCCCACCCTATGTGTGGGGCTTTCAAATCCTTGAAGACAACATCTCTATCAATGGTCCCAATACCGTTGCTACCGCTAGTAATATCACTTACTGGATGGGTATGGACAAGTTTTTCATGTACTCAGGGCGAGTGCAAACTTTGCCATGCACGTTGCGCGAGTATGTGTTCACGGACATCAACTTATCCCAAGCGTATCAGTTCCACGCAGGTACTAATGAGGGCTACAGCGAAGTCTGGTGGAGCTACTGCTCTGCGAATTCTACAGTCGTAGATCGGTATGTTGTCTATGACTACTTGGATCAAGTCTGGTGGTACGGAGACTGGGCTAACTTTGAGGGTGACAATCAAGGGCGAACCGCTTGGCTAGATAGCTCATTGCGGGAAGTGCCTATGTCCATGATCTATGGCGCTGCTGGCGGCACTACTAATGCCCAGCTTGTGTATCAAGAGACAGGCGTAGACGATGCGACAGTCAACCCGCCGAATCCCATCTCTGCGTACATACAGTCTTCCGACTTTGACATTGGGGACGGGCACAACTATGGGTTCGTCTGGCGCTTGATCCCTGACTTGACCTTTGATGGCTCGTTCGTCAACAACCCCACCGCTGAATTCACGGTGCGCCCACGGACCTTCCCCGGTGCTGACTATGGAACGTCTGCTGTCCCGGATGTGACAAGTACCCAGAACTATCAAAACCAACGCACCTACACAGTTCAGCAGTTCACTGAGCAAGTCTATGTGCGAATCCGAGGCAGGCAGATGGCCTTCAAGGTCAGTTCCGATACGCTTGGCGTACAGTGGCAGTTGGGGGTGTCTCGAATTGACATCCGCCCTGACGGGCGTAGAAGCTAATGGCAACTAGCCCACTGATCAATCGGCTAATTCCAACTGTAGCCCCGAGGCTACCGTCTAGCCCACAGCCGCCCGATGCGCTTTTCATAAACCAACTAAACAACGTCCTTCGACTCTACTTTAACCAGATTGACAGTCTGGCAGGTAACTTAGCGGGTGGGCAAGGCGGTAGGTTTCTGAACATTCCCTACGGGGCGTTCTCAAGTTATGTAGATCAAACAGCCGTAGCTAATACAGCCACCAAACTGTTGATGGAGGTGACGGATTTCTCGAACGGGGTGACTGCGCCATCTTCTAGATTGACAGTTGCAAATGCAGGTATCTACAACTTGCAGTTCAGCGTACAGGCGCAAAACCTGCAAAACAGCCCCCAAGATATGTTTATCTGGCTAAAGCAAAACGGAACCGACATTCCGGGGTCAACAGGTCTTATTGGTCTGCCAGCCCGTAAAGATGCTATCGACCCAGCGCATGACATCAAGGGCTGGAACTACTTCGTGTCCATGAACGCTAATGACTACATTGAAATCTACTGGTCCATCGAAGACGTTCTAGTCACGATCCAACACTATGCAGCATCTGGCTCACCAACCAAGCCCTCCACCGCTTCTGTTGTAGCTACGATGTCGTTTGTCTCTACGCTACCTGCGTGATAACATCAACCGCAATCTTTTTGTGAGGAAGCTATGAGCCTTCAACTCGCTGCCAACCATCTCGCCGCGCAAGGCCGAGGTCCAGACACAACGCTCGTTCACATGGGTCAAGGCGAGGTTAATGCCTTGCAAGGACTTGCCCGTGCCGCTGGTGGTACACTGACTACCAACCCCACAACGGGACTCCCGGAAGCGGGGTTCCTGTCCTCCATCCTGCCGATGCTGGGGGGCGCAGCTATATCAGTTGGGTCTGGTGGAGCCATTGATCCCTTTACTGCTGCCATGCTGATTGGTGGCGGGACGGGACTTGCAACTGGCAATCTCAATAAGGGTTTGATGGCAGGGCTTGGCGCTTATGGCGGCGCTGGTATCGCGGGTAGTCTGGGCGCGTCGGGGGCTACAGGCGTTCAGGGGCTTGGTACATCGGGGGCTACAGGCGTTCAACAAACTGCGAGTTCAACGTATGCTAATAAAGGACTTGAGGCTGTTGGGGCTCCGTCATTGGCTACCGCAAGTTCACAGGCAGCTACTCCTGCATTTACTGTGACAAACGGGGCTGTGACAAATGCAGGGATGTTGGGTAGTGGGGTTACTCCCGCTGCAACTACCCCACTCACGGGTTTAGGTTCAGGAACGCTTGGTGTAGGGCAACTGAACGCAGGGACGTTGGGAGGAATTACACCAACTGCGGGAACACAAGGTGCATTGGGGACTGGAACCTCAACGCTGTCTCCTGCTTCATTTTCTGCTGGGTCAACATCTAGTCCCGCAGTTTACGAATCCATGACCCCGATGGAAAGGTTTGCTTCTGTTGGGCGCGGAGCCACCCCCGAAAATCTCATGAACTACGCTAAAGCTAACCCATATACCACTGCGTCCGCGTTTGCTCCAGTAATTATGGACGCGATGAAGCCACCCAAGTACAAGGAAGAGCCAGAGGACGCTGATCCCGGTCAGCAGTAATACGAAACAAACCCGACTGACCCAACGCCTGAACCAGATCCGTACGGCAGGGAGCAGACGTACTTCAAACCACGGTATGTCAATCGCGCCGCTGGTGGAGCAATGCATGGTCTGCCCTCCGCACAGTCAAACCTCGGTAGTTACTCTGCTGGTGGTCGTGGGCGTTTGCTTCGTGGCCCCGGTGATGGCGTGTCTGACTCTATTCCTGCTGTGATTGGCAATAAGCAACCCGCTCGGCTTGCTGACGGTGAGTTTGTGATCCCTGCGCGTATCGTGTCGGAACTGGGTAATGGTTCTACCGAAGCTGGCGCAAAGCAACTCTATGCCATGATGGACCGCATCCAGAGGGCTCGGCGCAAGACCACGGGCAAGAAGCAAGTCGCTAAGAACACCAAAGCTCACAAACTAATGCCCGCATGAAAGACATCACGCTCATCCTGAATGGGAACATCACGAATGCGGTAGCGGCTGTGCTGCCATATTTGAAGGTCTCTGAAGAGTGGAGTGGGGGGCGGTCTTCTGTAGATGACATTGTCCGGTTCATCATCACAGGGCAAATGCAGCTTTGGGTGGTGTTCGATCAAGAAAAAGTCTATGGACATTTCATTACGGAAATAAAAGAGTACCCGCAGGCGAAGTACCTCACAATTCAGTACTGCGCGATGGAGCCGGGAACGATGGAGTCCGTTGAAGACAAGATGCAAGAGTACACAGAGCGCTTTGCAAAAGATGCAGGCTGTGACGGCATTGAGTTTATTGGTCGTCCGGGATGGCGCAGAGTAGCAAACACGAGAGACTACAAACTGCACTCTGTTATCTATCAAAAAAGTATTAAGGAATAAATCATGGGCGGCGGCGGTTCACCTAAAAACACAACGCAGACACAAGAACTCCCAGCATGGGCGCGTGGCTATGCAAAGGATGTCCTAGCCAAGGGGGCTGCGCTCACTGACATCAATCAGAACCCGTATGTCGCATACGGAGGCGAGAGGCTGGCGGGCTTTGACCCGATGCAGCAGCAGTCTTATGCAGACGCTCAAAACATGAGCGTTGCGCCGCAGATCGGTCAGGCCACGCAGATGGCTACGCAGGCTGCGCAGTACAACCCCGCAGATTTCCAGAACCAGTACAACAACCGACTTCAACAGTATACGGGGGCGAATGTCAACCAGTACATGAACCCGTACCTTGAAGGTGCGTTGGCTCCGCAACTGCGTGAAGCTGCTAGTGCAGGTATGCAAGCACAGAACCTGAACGCTGCCAAAGCGGTTGGGCAGGGAGCTTTTGGCGGTACTCGCGGCGCGTTGCAGCAGTCCCTGACTGAGAAGAACACGCTTCAGAACATGGCGGACATCAACGCCAAAGGCTACAGCGATGCCTTTAACCAAGCAGCGGGGATGTTCGGCTTGGATCAACAGCGGCAGATGCAGGACGCTCAACTCCGGGCGCAGTATGGTCTCTCATCAGATCAGGCGCGGGAACAGTCTCGACAGTTCGGCGCAGGGCAGGGGCTAAACGCTGCTCAGTTGCTTGGACAACTTGGTGGGCAGCAGTTCCAGCAAGGTATGGATATCAATAAGCTGCGTAATACCTACGGGGCGCAGCAGCAATCTCAGGCGCAAAGAGCGAATGACCTTGCGTACCAGAACTTCATGGATCAGCAGAACTACGCCTATAAGCAACTGGGCTTCATGAGCGACCTGATCAAGAACCCTGCGATTGGTTCAAGGAACCAGACGCAGATGTATGAAGCCCCAACGAGTCCCTTGAATACCTTAGCAGGACTTGGCCTTACCGCTGCGGGTGCGGGTTCGGCGAATGGTGGCCTTATGGGTTACGCTGGTGGTGGCATTGCTGGCTACGCTGACGGTGGTATGACGGGGGATATCAGCGAGATCCTCTCGAAACTGTCTGATGAGCAGCTTCAACAGGCAATGCAAACGCATCCTGAGATGGCGCAAGAAATCCAGATGGAGATGGCGCGTCGAGAGGATATTCGCGGTGCGGCTTCCATGCCTCCTATGGAGCAAGGTCTCGGTTCAGCCCCGGCTGGCCCTATGCCTCAGATGGCGGGGGGCGGTATTGTTGCGTTTGCCAATGGAAGTCTTGTTGACCTTGAAGAGGCGAAAAAAAAGTTAGCTGCGGCAACGCAGTCGGGAGATATGGCAGCAATTAACCAGTATGTGCAGATGGTTAATGACCTTCAGAAACAAGTAGGCGCACAAGAGCCGCCTCTCCCGGCTCCGATTGAGAGGTCTGAAGGAATTGCTTATGGTGGCGACAGAGTACTCCCTGCGCTCGCGGGTATTCCCACTGATATTGGTAATAAATTCAATAAGTTCTCTAAAGAAAGCCAAGCTGCCGCCACGAAACGGCGACAGGCTATAGCAGACCTGTTTGATCCCGTAAAGAACCCTAGGAGAACTACTAGGGTTGTTGATCCTGCGGCTCCTACTTCAGAACCGAAAGCGGGACTCCCTGCCGCTGCCGCTGCTGTTGATCAGTCGAAGCTTAAGGGTGCTCCACAACCCGCACCTGACAATAGGCAAGCAGCGCCTGACGGTGGACCAAGCTCTGTCTCCGCTTCTAGTTCCTCTAGGGGATTAGGGTACGCAAAGATGGATATGCCTGATCTGGGCTACACCGCAAAGACCCCCGAGGAGATTGAGACGCAGATTGCTGCTATGTCTGGAAGGAGCATGGAAAAGAATAAAGGCATCCTCGATGCGGAAGCAGCAGATGTCAAGGAAGAATCCGATGCGCTGTTGAAAGCTAAGGGTGGGGATCAGAAGCGCCTTCTCTTTAGTATGGCAGCGGCTGCATTTGGCTCCAAGGCACAAGGTTTGGACTTGGGCGGGATCATGACGGCAGGGTTGAAGACCGATGCTGAACAGCGGAAGCTTAATACTGAATCGGAAAAAGCCCTCCGCGAATCCAAGAAGCAGATGCGTCGCTATGAGCAAGCACTGAAGGATGGTTCGGAAGATAAAGCTGGTAAGTTGTATGGTCTGGCAGCGGCTGAAACCGAGAAAGCGCGTCAGGCTAAGATAGACCAGATGGAGTTGGCGCTTAAGCAGCAGGGGCTCAATATAAGCGCGGAACAACTTAAGGTGGCGAGGGACCAAGCTAATAAACCGCCAGCACAGGTTGAACTTATCAATGCCGCAATGCGTGATCCTAAGTTTGCTGCGATGTATAAAGACCTAATGCCTGATCGTTCAGCCGCAAATGACAGCAGAATTGCCTCTGATCTAAGTGAAATCGAACCTAATTTTGCTAAGACCTCTCGCGGTGCGATGCTATTGAAAGACCCAGTAGCGTTTAACGCAGAGGTACGAAGGATGAAGCTAGAGTATTTGCAGACCATAAAGCGCCCTGATCTAATTGCAAATTTAGGTTTTGTTGGTGGCGCGGGCGCGGGTAGTACGGGACCATTGGTACAACAAGGGACGTAAAAATGAAGTATTTCCCGCTACCTGATGGGCGTACAGCCGAAGTCCCTGATGACATGTCCTATGATCAGGCTGAAGCATTAGCCCGAAAAAAGTTCCCAGACCTCTACGCACCAGCGGGACCGCCACCGGAAAGCGGCTTCATCCCAGCAGTCAAGTCTGGTTACTACGGACTGAAGGGTGACATAGCAGCGTTGGCTGGCCGTGCGGGTCTTATGGATACGGCTGCGGCTGAACAGTACCGCAAAGAGCAAGAAGCAGCTTCCGCTAGGGTATTCAAGCCTACTAAGGAAAGCTTCGGGGAATCTCCGTGGGCTAACATCAAAGAACTCGCTGGGCAGTCTTTGCCGTACATGGTTGCACCACTTGCTGCTGGCGCGGCTACTGTGGTGGGTGCTCCGCTTGCTGGACTTGGTGCTGTCGGTACTGGTATCGCGGCAGCGGGTGCGGGTACTCTTGCTAGTGCAACGCAATTCGCAGGATCAAACCTTTCGCGCCAAGTTCAAGAAGGCAAGGCTCTTAAAGACACTGATCTTTTGGCGGCGAGTGCAGCGGCTATTCCGCAAGCGTTGCTCGATACATTCTCCATGCGGATGATTCCGGGGCTGGGTAGGCTCTTGGGTAGGGCAGGGGTAGAACTGACCGAGACGCAACTTCAAGCGATAGCCCAGCAAGGTCTGAAGAAGACTTTGGGTGAGTATGCTCTTGCTACTGGTAAGGTTGCGGGCCGAGAAGGTATTACCGAAGCCATGCAGCAAGTCTTTGAACGAGTGCAAGCTGGCCTTGCTATCAACGATCCAGAAGCCCGTCAGGAATACTTTGATAGTTTCATTGGCGGCGCAGTGCTGGGCGGCATCATGGCTGTCCCCGGCCATGCCATAGAGAAACGTCAGGCTATGTCGAAGGCTGAAACTGCCATTGCTACCAAGAAAGCCGCAGAGCAACTTGAAGCAGAGAAGAAGAAGGAAGAAGAAGAGGCGAAGCGACTCGCTGATCGAGACGGGCTCCTTGCCACGCATGATCAATACACAGAATATAACAGTAAGCTCAAAGAACTCAGGGCTGCGGCTGCGGCTCTAAAACCAGCAGACCCAGCGACGGCGACACCTGAACAACTTGCCGCACACGCCGCTGCTCAGGCGGCGTCAACAGACTTCAAAAAGAATACGTACAACCCATTGCTTGATGCGTATAAGAAAGATAAAGCTGCTATTGATGCGGCGGTAGCCGAGCGCAAGCAGAAAGCAAAGGAAGAGAAGAAGGCGGCTGAGGAGGCGGCTAAGGAAGCGGCGAAACTCGCCCCTCCGTCAATCGACCCTAATGCTTTGGTAGAAGCAGGAGTAGACAATGCTGGAGTTGACACTACCGCAACTGGAACAGGCGATGCACTGGCTGGAGCAGGACAACAGCCACCCGATGCCGCTGGAGTTGGAGTTCTTGGAGAAAGCGGACTGGATGCAAATCAGCCTCCTGCTGGCGGTGTTGCTGGAGGAGAAGCAGCAGCAGTCGATCCATTAGGAGATGTTCCCGAGATCACCTCAGAACAGATTGCTGCTGCAAAAAATGCTGCGGCTCAAACCCAAGCAGAGCAAGATGCTGCACTGGAGGCTGAGTGGAACGCGACATTAGCTGCCGCTAGAGCAGAGGAAGAAAATCTAAGGGCGCAAGGGTACGACCTAGGGACAGGCGAAGCAAATACACAAGCCGCCGCTACTCCCCCCGTTGAGGCAGCAACTCCCCCCGCTCCACCGCCTGAAGCCCCCCCGCTGCACCTCCTGTTGCGCCAACTAAGCCCAAGAAGGGTAAGGCTCCAAAGCTTACAGAACGCGAACAAGCGGCTGAAGAGCGTTCGGGACTTATTGATTCTTTAGCCCCTCCACCTGAAGAGGATGAAGGGTCCAGCGGACCTAAAGCTGCGCGTATCCCAGTAGATCCTGCGCTTAGGACTCTGTTTACCAAAAAGAAGCGTACAGAAGCACAAAAGACTTTCCTTGCCAATATAGCGCCCGCCGCCGGGCATTACGGTCTCAAGATTGATGACTACGAGTCAGTAACCGAGTTCCATAACCGCTTAAAAGCCACCGATGCAGCGGCAAAGAAATGGAAGAAGTTTAATGAGCCTTTAGTTGCGGCTACCGAAGAGAAAGAAGCAAGTGGAAACCGACCAGAAGTTTCCCACATAGATCGTCTAAGAGAGATCGAAGCTGAAGACCGACGCGCCGCAAAACTCTATAACGAGCATCGTGAGGAGTATAGGAAATCCAAGCAGCAGCCTATTGTTAATTTTCTCAGGGATACGAGTAAGGGCACGCTGCCTACGGGTATGGATTGGGATTCCGCCGCGCTTGATGATTTCTTGAAAGACCACGATGTTGCCGTACCAAAAGACGGCTTCTTCAGTGACGAGTATCAAAACCAAAACGATCCTGCTAAAGATGCGGCTGAGGAATCAAAAATCCTTGACCGCATTAGAGAACAACTGCGTGGACAACTTGATAAGTCACGAACTACCCTAGAGCCTTGGCAAAAACTTACTATTGATCAGAAGGACGTTTTCCTATCTCAAATGCCCGCAAACTTCTCCACAAAGGAGGAGACTTTAAGCGCACTTGCAAAGATTGATTCATATACCCAAGCTATACGTTTGGCGCAGGGGCGCCCCGCTGACCTTAAAGCCGATCCTGTTGCCGGGATCTATGAGCGCAATCGTGTGGCTCAATCTAAGGTTGATAAGGTTGATTACCCATCATGGGATCAGCTTTCTAAAGACCAAAGACAGATCTTTGAAGAAGCGATTACTCAGAGCATCGAGCAACGGGCAAAGACTGATGCAAAGGCAAAGGCACTACTTGAGAAATCTGAAAAAACTATTCTGAAGGAATCTACCGCTGAAGACCACGCCGCTGCATTTCAAGAGGTAGCGGCTCGCCTCGAAAAGAAAGACCCCGCCCTTAAGACAGGGTATAGGGAAACTGACGCCGAGCTTTTGAAGCGCGAGTATGACAGGCGTAAGAAGCTCTACGAGGAACGGGAGAGCAAGCGAGAAAAGCCTGAAAACAACTCTCTGAAGTATAGAGAGGAGCCGAAGAAACCTAAGCGGCTTCCTGAGGCTATTGTTAAAGACATCAAAGAAGGCAATATCTATAACGTACTTAAGTACATGACGGATAAAGCTGACAATGTAAGCTACAGAGTTATTGCTCGCCTTGCTCAGTCTGTTGGGGTAAACAGCAAGATCAAGTTTGTCGATACGTTCAGTACTTATAACCCTATAACGGAGAAGTACGAATCAGATGGTCGTGTTGCTGAATACGATCCTAAGACAGATACCATCAGTATTGCGGCTCAAGGGTTAGAAGAAAAGTTTGTTCTGCATGAGATCATCCATGCAGTCACGCTTCGCGTGATTGACCAGTACCTTGACGGTAAGGGTAAGTTGACTGAAGCCCAGCTAGATGCTTGTGGGCAACTTGAAGATGTGATGGATTCGGCGTTAAAAGCATTGTCCAAAAAGCATAGGACAGGCTTTTCTCACAAATCTTGGGGTGCGGCCTTCGGCGATTTGCATGAGTTTGTCTCTTATGCAATGACTGATCCTGCCTTCCAAGAAGAGTTGAAGAACATCAAAACAGAATTTGCTAATACAGACACCAATGCGACTACGGTTCCGAAGGGGATTCAGGAAGGACAGCCAAGTAAACCGCGAGGCGTATTCACTACGGCACTCCCTGAAAAGTTGAGTTTGTGGTCGAAGTTTGCGCGTGGTGTAGCAAACCTCTTGGGGATGTTTCAGCCTGAGGCTCAGGTACTCTTCAACAAGGCTGGCGAAAACGTCAGTACTAACCTGATGGCTGAGACCCTGTCAGTCTTCGAGGCTATCCTCTCTCCATCTAGGGCGGATGCAGCATCTACTGGCCCTCTTGCGGCAACAATCCCTGCGCCTCCCGCAGGTACTGCAATTCCAGACCGAGACTTTGGGCAGATCATCAGTAGGGTGAAGGTCGGTACAGAAGAGAAGTCTTCGTTCTGGGAGTGGGCTAAGAGCGGCAAAATCGGCTCAGACTTGATTCGTGTCTTCCAGAACGCGCAGCGCCCAATCATGGATGTCGAGCGCAGGGCTGACCGACTGAACCTTATTGAGCATATTGGTGAGGGGATCAACAACATCTGGACTCAGGCAACTCTGTCTAGCGGTAGGTCTTACAACATCTTCAAGTACAGGCTCGCCGCGATGGAGAACGACATCCATCAGCAAGTGAAAGAGTTTGCGACCACGCAAAAGGTAGACGGACCTAAAGCGTTGCAGCTTATCCATGCCTATCTGCTGATGCTGCACGAACCAGAGCGTAGAGCGGTCAAGTTCTTGCGCGACGTTCCACTGGACGACGCAAAGAAAACGGCCATCAAGATCGGCAATAAGTCGTACTCGGCGGCACAGGCGCGGATAGAAATCTTTGCCAGTCTGGACAACCCTGCGACCACTCCAGCTACGGCTAAGTTGTACCGGAAGATGCTCGATAAGATTGTTCTTGATAAAACCAACTACGCCACAGTTGACAGTAAGGGCGTGCTGTATACCCCAGAGCAGAAAGCTTTGTATTTTGATTCGCAATCATCTAAGTATGATGTGGCTCCTCTGACACCGGGAGAACTTGCAAATCTTCAAACTGGGTTTGATCCTGACAATGGGGAGTTCGATATTCCCAAATTGGAAGCACTGGCAAAGTCTTTGCGGAAGTATCAAGAAGCCACCAACGAGATCAACAAGTATGCTAACTACTGGTCTCCGGGTGTAGAGAACCGTGTTGCCTTTAACGGATGGCAAAACTACGTCCCACTCAAAGGTCGTGGAGATGAGGCAGATAAAACTTTCACCCTTGAACCAACCAAAGTCGGTGGTGATCTTCAAGAAATGGAGTATGGCTTCGGTGGCCGTAAGTCTGAGTCTGAGAACGTCCTCCTGCAAACTTTGGCTGATGGCGCTCGCTCTGCTCTACGCCTTGGGCGTAGTGACTACACGCTTTCTATCAAGAACGCCGTAAATGATAAGATCTTGAACGGGGATGCCACCAAGCGAATTACCTTTGAACAGCGGATGAAAAACCCAGAGGAATTCAAGCGTGAAGCCACTGGCGAAAAGATCGTTCTGCACTACGAAAAGAACGGCGACATCACGGTAATCAAGATTAACTCTGGTAAGGAAGCTGAGGCAATCCGTCGCACATGGCGGGAGTCCAACCCCCTGATCGAGAAGGCCAATGCAATTACAGGCTTTGTCGGGCAGATGCACACACGGTTTAACTTGGCTTTTACGCCAATGAACTTCGTGCGCGATGCACTTACCAATGCCTATACGCTGGGGGCCGAGTTTGGTCCTAGGGAGTCTGCACAGTTGATTGGTGAGGTTTCTCTTCAAGTCGCATCAAACGGCATCTACAAAGCTGGCAAGATCTCAATGCTTCTTACCCAGAACAAGACTGCCGAGGCTGAAGCCTACGCCGCCGCGCAGTTGGCAAAGGGCGACTCCTTTGTGCATGACATGCTTGAGTACCTCAAAGAAGGTGGTCGAGTCTCTTATCTGCAAGGTATCGCAGCCAAGGGCAAGCTCAATGAGTTGATGAAAGAGATCAAGGTCAATGGCCCTATTCTCCAATCCAAGGAGGCTATTACCAACTTCTTTGACATCTACACCGACATGTTTGAGTTGGCGAGCCGCACAGCTTCTTACCGTGTACTGAGTAAGATCTACATGAAAGAAGCCGAAGAAAAGGGCTTCTCAGGCGAAAAAGCTAGGGCATACGCAAAGACCCGTGCAGTCGAAACTGCCAAGAACTTTGCCAACTTCGAGCAAGTTGGTACGTGGGGCAAGCAAGCGGGTGCGCTGTTCATGTTCTTCCGCCCTGCTGCTACTGGTGCGGTTCGGGCGATTGATGCTTTGCGCCCTGCGTTTGACCTCTTTAAGAGTTCAGAAGATCTCAAAGAACGCTTTAAGGCTCAAGCTACGGGCACAAAGGCGACAGAGGCAGATATACAGAAGGCGATAGCCAAGACCCAAAAGCAAGCACGTAGCACCGCTGCAATGACCGCAGGGCTGTTTGGTCTGGGGTACACCACGTACATGATGGCGCTGCTGATGTCGGATAACGACGAGGCTGATCGCAATAAGATTGCTACGGATGACTCTGTGCGGTGGACTCGCTATGCGCGGTTCTTTGTTTTCGGAAACGACAACGCTATTCAGATTCCTTGGGGGTTTGGTCTGGGCGCATTTGCATCCATAGGGTCGCAGGTTGCTACTATGGTGAACGGCAACTCAAAACCGACTGAGATGCTGTCTAACATCGTCGGTACGTCGCTTGATACCTTCTTGCCGCTGCCTGTGTCGCGGATGTCGTTCTTCGACACCCCAGTCAACTTCATGATTGACACCGCAGTGCCATCGGTGTTCCGTCCGTTGGTTGAGTTCGCAATGAACAAGGATGGTCTGGGTAGGGATATCTACAACAATAGGCAGGGTCAGGGTGCAGCGGGATCTCCGTACACTGGCGGCGACAACATTCCTCAAGCGTACAAAGATGCGGCAGTAGAGTTGTTCGAGGCTACTGGAGTTTCGGTCTCTCCAAACGTCTTGTACTTCGGGGCAAGTAACTACGTAGATGGTCTGGCCCGCGCTATCACCACTGCCTACAACTGGAAGTTGACTCTTCAAGGTGAGAAAGACTTCGACATGCGCCGCGACACTCTTATCTTGGACAGCTTCGTTGGCGCACCATCTAACTACGACTCTAGGAAGTTCTCTGAGGCTGAGAAGAAGATTGAGACCATCAAGGCAAGGCTAAAAAACCTTGAGAAGAATCCTGTAGCACTAGATAAGTACCTCGATGCTCATCCTATGGATATGGCGTTGGTTGAGTTCTACAACGCATCTACAAATCAAGCCTTGCGTGATGTTCGCGGAATTATGAACGACATCAGAACAAACAGAGAGACGACACCAAAAGAGAAGAAAGAGCAGCTTGATCAGTTGCAACCCGTGCAAAACACAATCAAGCGTAGCCTCGTATCTGTCTTCAATCAACTTGGTGAACTAGAAGAACGCTAACCTACCTTCCAGATACGGACGCCAAGCAGCCCTTTCTCAGTCCTGATGTAGACCTTGACTTTGACTTGGGCTCGTTTGGCTCCGTTCTCTACGGCATAGGTCATGTAGGCGGGCTTCATGGTGGGGATGAAAAAGCTTTCACCCACCTCCATTACCTCAAACGGGAATAGCCACTCCGGTTCGTTAAGCAGCGGCTCGGGGTTGTTCATTTATGATCTCGTTGATGAAGTCTGGATCCATTGTGAAGACATAGGCATTGATGTTGGTGGAACTCAGTCCCGCCTTCCATCCCGCTGCCATCTTCTTCTTGATCTTTGACGGATTACCCAACTTTCCAAGCCTGACCATCGTATCCTCAAAGTTGCTGATCGAGGCTTGCTTGTCGGCCAAAAATGCTTTCAATGCAGAGGTGGACACGTAGGTGAGGCATCGCCCGTTCTCTACTTCAGTCCGTATCAGCAGTGAGCCATACGGATCATGAGTCACGCGCCCATCACTTATCACCAGATGATCACGCAGATGGTTGTCCATGAACTCGCCTAGCAGTGCCTCAGGATCTACCTTGTTCTGATCCCTATGGTTAGAAACCGCATTAAGTTCTTTAATGAGCACCCCACCGATGCGGTCCATGTCGTAGTCAACAATGTCAAGTTCTTTGCAGAGCGCCGCTGCCACATAGATTAGCGCACCGTAAGAGTTAAGAAAACGGTATTCGCTTTTTGCATTGAAGCGATCCATGACTCTTTGCATCTCGACACTGATGAGTTCTTTGATGTCGTCTGCGCCTAGCCCTAGCAGATGCTGTACAAAGATTGGCCCAGCGTGACCGTAGTGGTGATTAAAGGCGTCAAAGATTTCCGTGCCCAGCTTCTGATTGAGTTCTGGCAGCACAGGGAAGGTCATCTCCAGCAGCCGCATCTCTTCAGCGGAGGAGTCTGACTTGTACGCTGCGATCTTTTCACGCCACGATTGGTTGGTCGTGATAATGCTAATCAAGCTAGACATGTACTCCTGAGTGCGCTCAGAGTTGGTAGAGGACTGCATCCGTAGTTTTGGTTTACCAGCAGAGGTAGAGTAGACGATATCGGAGGCGTCTTTATTCGAGCAGTTCGTCTGCTCATCCATCCCGAAGGGTAGGTTCTTCGAGCCGATCATGCGCTGAATGAGCGCATTGTGGGTATACGTACCCAATGTCAAAGACTTTGGCTCCCCCCAGATGCTCAATGCCCCGTACATTGATCCTGTCTTTGCCGATCCAGTCTGCCCAAGCGCAGAGACGGTTATCCCGTTGACTGCCGTGAAGGGCATGAGGATAGAGGCAAAGCCGCTGAGGAGTACGATGGCGTGTTTCTCGAAGTGGGGACGATTAAGGTCTTGTGCTGACTTCTTCCACCGATCATACGAACCTTCCCTCTTCATGTTCTTGATGATGTTCCGCGCCCAAGGTGACTGAGGCGATGGCCTTTCGCCGCCCCTCTCGTATAGGGTTGAGCCAAGAATAAATCCTTTGAAATCCTCGGTCCACCCTTGCTGCATGTGCATGGTTTCGGCCCTTTCTACATTGATAAAATACCCAGACCACTTCATCAGATATGAAGTTATTCGGGCGATCTTCATGGGTTCAAACACTACCCCGTTGTGCGCCAGCACCGACTTCAGTTTGTCCTGTGCTGTGATCTCTTTGAGCGGGAGGATGAAGTTCCGCTGACCGTCCCTCGGTAGAATCAGGCGCATCATCATGCACTCACCATCCATAGGGCTGTACACACGCTGCGTTGGGAATAGATCGTGGAGCAGTAGTTGCTCTGCATCGTCCTGAACTTTCTTACCGTCTTTCGTATGCCTAGCAGGAGGAGTGAAGTAGATACCGCCGTTCTGCCCACGGGCGTAGGGCCACATATACTCTGGAAACAGAATATCTTTAGGGTCTGCTACCTCGACTACCGCCTCACTCGCGCTTGCGATCCTTAGGGTTTTTCCTAAACTAATCGGGCCAAGCTTCCCTAATTTCCCTTTATGGGGGCATCCCCTGCACCCCGCTGGGTTAATAGATTCAAACGCATCGCAGCTATGCGCCCATCCTGCGTTCTCTAAGGACTGGTTTGCTTTGCGCTCAGTGTCGGCAGCGTTGTACTTGGGGTAATCCTCTGACAGCTTATGTACCGCCTCCATGCCATCCTTGCACCGGACGGCGACAGACATGGCTGCATACCACTGGGGCTCGGGTAGGGTAGCGGCTTCGGTGACAGCCTCAGCGATCTGCTTGCAGCCTGTACCGTCAAGGCTCTTCTCTACGATGTCGTAGAAGTCGAACTCAAAGTTCTTGCGCTGCTCGTCCCATATCTTTTGTGATGCCTCATCAATGCCCTTCTCAGCAGAGTCAAAGATGTTCTTGAGGTCAATAGATGGCTCAAGTGGTGTGCTGCCGAATACTTCGATCAGCGTTTCAAAAGCGTATGTGAAGACCTCTGTGAGAAGGACTGCTGGAGCAGGAGGGTTGTATCTGTAATTGATAGATCCCGGAACACGCATGAGCCGCGCAGAGTCTGCGGGTACGCACTCATCAATGATCAGATGGCGGTCAAGGCATAAGTCCTTGAACTGCTTTGCATAGACATCCCACACATCGCTGGGTACGTCTTCTTCAAAGATCCAATAGGCATGTACCCCACCGCCAGAATCTATAAGCGTAGGAAGGGGCCAACTGATGTCTTCGCAAAAGCGGTAGACATCTTCAATCGCTGCCTCTTTGCTTGGGTAGGCGTTCTTCCCATGCATGAAATCTAGGTCGAGGAAGAAACACTTCATCGCAACGCAGTCGGACTGCTTGCGCCGAGATCCCTCGTAAGATCCCGGTGTGAAATAGATATTAACTTCTTTGCTAAGAAAGCTCTCTACGTGAGCTAGTAGCTCATCGACAGTTTCCGGGAACTTCGGGACTATGGTTCCGTCTTTGTTTATCGAGGCTACACACAGAACCCCCTGACTAGGCAGGATTTTTTGAAAGAATAGTTCATTCATAGGTGCAGAGACAACAAAGGCGGGGTCGCCCCCGCCTTTTAGACCACAAGATGAGCAGGTTACTGCTCTTCGGTTACTGCTTCTTCTACCGCCTGAGGCTCTACAATCTCAGGAGGGCGTCCGTAAATCTCCATCTTCAACTCTTCGATGTAATGCCGAGACTTCTTCAGCGTCCTGCACGGAAGCTTTGCGGCCTCGTAGTCAGCATTGAATCGGTCAATATACTTAAGCATGGTAACGTGGTACTTCTCACGCACGGGCTTACCAGCAAACCACGAATCAAGGGTGTTGCGGGTGAGGCTGAACAGTTCAGCGACGTAGGCCAATGGCAGGTTGCACTTAATCACGGCAGCGCCGAAGCGCAAACCGATGTCGTCCCCCGTGTACGCCAGCAATACAGCAGCGCGATCTTTATTAAAGCGTCGGGTCATTTTAGTTCTTTCCGGGTTTAGCCCATTTTTTGATAACTTCAGAAGTGTCGGACACAGCCTGTGTTTCGGCTGGTCGTGCGGCTTCACGGCGAACAGGTGGGGCATCCCCCTCCTCTCCCTCATCAGCCTTGAAGACTGTGAGTTTGATTGCGTTTTCAGCAGCAGGGGTTTTGCCTTGCCGTTTTACAGCCTCACGCAGTTCTGGACGCACCGCTTCTACTGGCGAAAACAGCAGACGCGGCACGGGCGAGTTAATGTCAAACTGCATCTTAGTCACGATACTACCCGCGCTTACGTTGTTTGCAGCAAGCATCTGCACGTAAGGTCGGAAAGGCCAACGCCCATTCTCTTCCTTGCCAAACGTGCTGGTTGCTGGCAGAACAAGCTGATAGACATCTCCCTCAGGATCGTTGGCGAGAACCACAGCCGTGCGCCATGACAGCTTACAGGCAGTACCCATGCCGCCCTGACCGGAACCCTTCACAGAGTTCGGGCACTCAGCGCAGTTTGAAGCGGCTGGCGATTCTACCTCTGGGCTAGGCGTCTTGGAATCACCCGACCAGCAAACCGGAGAAGTTTTCGTCCCCTCTTTCCAAGTAGATGCATAGAACGTGCGTGAAGCATCGTGTGCCAGCTTCACAAAGACCACGTTCATAGAGTTTTCCGTGTTGACGGACTGCTCCTTGCCAGAGACGATCTTACGGAAGACCCGACCCTTGATGCTGATACGCTTACTACCGCCAGCACCACCAGCAACTGCAAGAGTGTCGGCGTCCAGACCCGTCTCAACGATGGAGGGAAGACCTTGAATGATATTTGCGAGTTCGTTACTCATATGTTTCCTTACTAATTAGACTTCGACGGGGGTAGAAGACTTACGTACCACGATGTCAAACTCTCGCAGTACATTCACTCCGGGCGGCAAACCGTCATTCTGGCGCTCGGCTACGAATTCTTTGAAATTGCGCTGATGGATACGGCGCTCCAACAGATCGAATCCATCCACTTCGGCTAGGAACTTCTTGAAGTTGTCCCAGTCGGTGCAGAAGAAACGCTCTTTCACTGAGCGAGTGACTGTGCCGAAAGTGGTCTTCAATCCGTTGGTGTTGATCTCATTACACAAAGAGAGCAAGGCTTGTTCAATGACTTCAAGCTGTGCTTTCAGTTCTGCGTCTGTGGACTCGTACTTACTACGCTGTGCGTCACGCTCGTTGCGGATCATCAGGTAGGTTTTAACTAGATCTTCTGCGTTACTCATTTTGAAATTCCATTTCTTGTCGATAAAGGTCAACTAGCTTTTCGTGTGTATCTACTTTGCCTTGCAGCATCGCGTACATCCGTTGCTCTACATCAGACCCTTGGAGGTGGATAACTGTCATTTTATTCACTTGCCCGACTCGATCTATACGTGCGATACATTGCAAGTATGTCTCTACGGACATCACAGGTGACCAGAACACCACCGTATCAGCGGCTGTCAGAGTCACACCATGTGATGCAGCTTGTGGCTGAATCACTAGGACTTTCAGATCGTTGTCTCTTTGGAAAGAGTTGAAGATCGCTGTGCGGTTGTTCGCGGAGACATCCCCCGAGATCACTGCGTTGGCAATGCCCTCTTTCTTCAGAAACTCAACTATAACCGTAATCGTGTGCGTATAGGGCACAAAAACAAGAACTTTGTGACTTGTTTCTTCAATTACTTCTTTAAGAACATTGAGGCGGGGCGACACATCGAACTCGATGACGTTCTTGCTGCTCGTGTAGACCGCCCCTCCAGATATCTGCAATAGTTTGCTTAACGCTGCCGCTGCGTTGACTGTGGTGATCGTCTCACCAGCCGCCTCGATCAGCATTTCTTTCTTAAGCTCTTTATAGTACCTATCGACTGAAGCTGTAAGAGGGATTACCCTAGTCTGGTACATGACCTCAGGAAGATCTAGGCAGTCGGCTTTCTCGTAGCGGATCGCTGGCTGAAGTGCTTCAAAGACTGTCTTACGCGCATCGGGCTTCGGCTTCCAGACAAATCTGGAATACTGCTGCATGACCTTCTCTTGCCATGAAGACATCCTGCGGGGCACACCCTCCGGGCGAATGATCCTTGCCAATCCGTATGCATCCATCGGGGACTGCGCTGCGGGAGTCCCGGTCATCATCCACACATACGTATCGGCACGGATGATCTTCGATAGGATCTTCCAACGCTTTGTCGTAGGGTTCTTGTAGGCGTTGCACTCGTCTACGATGATGAGGTCAAACTCATTCTTCAGGATGTCCTGCTCAACAACACCGACACCATCGAAGTTGATGATCACGAAGTCGTAGCTGCCGTTAATGACCTTCTGGCGTTTGACCAGTGAGCCATGCGCGATTGCGCTCGTTCGGTGCATCGCTATCTTAAAAAGGTCAGCTTGCCATGCTGTTTGCATGATGGACATCGGACAGATGACTAAACAGCGCTTCACCAAGCCCTGATTCATTAGATAGTCCGCAGCCCAGATAGCGGCGGAAGTCTTGCCTGTCCCTGCCTCGTTGAAGCAGAACGCACGTTGATGCAGAGACAAGAACCTAGAGGTGTCTCGTTGGTGATCGAACGGCGTGAACATTCCCGGCCAGTTGTAGTCTCTGGCAATAGGGGAGGGAATCTTTATGTTTGGGGCGAGGCTAGACAGTGTCTGCATCTCGCGCAGTCCCCAGTAGATCAGCAACTCGGAGTCGCTGCCTCTAGCGCCAAGTATTTCGCTCTTGGGGATGCATTGTTTAACGGCTTGAGCGAACTCATGAGAACACACAAGCCTGACCGCTTGGTCTTGCACTACTTCTACTGTCATTGACTGCCTTTTAACTTGGGCTATATGCCCATCTTGACGTAAGTGTACGCACGGGGCGTAAGGGTGTCAACCCTTTTTCTCACCTTTTTTGTGTAAGTTCCGACTGCGATTGGCACTCGGTGACTCCAGCTTGTAGCCGTCTTTGTTGCTGCCGCCCTTGGCAAGCGCCTTGTTGTGCGACACATCCATGCCCGTCCTGTCGATGCCCTTGGCGTCCACAGCGCGTCTAGCGCGTTGCCGCTCCATGCGGTCAGGCAGTTCACCACGGGCTACCTGTTTTTTATATTCTTCTTTATAAGGTCTGTCTTTGGGATTTTTGTATGGCATGGTATTTCCTAGATGGGGGGTGGGCGGTAAGTAGATTCCTTGCCGCCCTCAAGGTGTGGAGCGAGGATTCAGCACTAGATCAGTCGGGGTTAGAGGACTGAATCCTCAAGAAAGACTATTCGCATCTACTAGGCTTGTAGTCGATCTCGATTAAGCACCCTCAACCCCGATGTTCTTCTTTCATAATCTTAAGCGCAGCGAGCGCCAAACGCAATTCTGTGATTGCGATGGTTGCTGATTCAATGGCTTCGTCCATCCTGTTGTGCAGGGCAGCGTCGTGTATGTTCTTGACGGCTTTCTCAGCCATCATGCACGGGTAAGCGTAATCTATGACAGTGTCTTCAATCATTTTACTTTATAGAACTCACAGGTTTGGACGGGACACCAGCCGCATAGCGGGGTGGGATTGGCTTGCCATACATCGTTCTTAAACGATGTACTCAGTCTTTCGAGCGTCGGTTGAAAGTCATCCCAGAGCTTTTCTTTGTCCTCGCGGCAATAGTCCGAAGCGACAAAGTGGTTGTGCATGACAAACAGCAGCCCTGCTTTGATGTTGTTCACTTCAGGGAAGTGTTCAAAGACCATGAGCGCCATCAACTGCAACTGCTTTGGATCTGGGTATTTATTGCTTCCCGTTTTGTAGTCAACGATGAACGCGAAGTCCCCGTTCACCACCAGCAAGTCGGCAATGCCACGCACCCAGTAGTCTTTCGCACCAAACGTACAGGGCGCTCGGTCATAAGTGATCGCCATGCGGTGTTCAGGATACTTAATCCCTTCCATCTCCGCAAGGGGGTCAACCAGATCCTTGAACCGTTCGTAGTTCTTGGCAAGTGGAGTGCCGTCCTTTACGTAATCCTCCAGTGCGGTATGAACCTCTGTTCCGTACAGCATCTGTTTCGTAGGACGCTTCTCGTAGCGTTTCAATACCTTGACTTCTTGGTATTGTTTGGGGCAATTTTGATAGTCTTTCAGCCCGGAGTAAGACCACTTGATCTCGGATACTTCCATTAGCAGTCTCCATAACTCTTACCGTAGGTGGCCTCGCATGAGATGGGAAGGCCCGGAGCCCAGCGCGGGGCGACTGACATGATACCAGTGATCCTATCTAGCGCCTCATTGATCTCTGCTTCTGGAACCACGCACACCACCGAGTCATGCACGGTGAGCGCGACCTTGTAGTGCTTGCTGATTTCCATGAGTTGTTCACCCACGATGCATCGGGCGAGAGCTTGCACCACGTTCTCAACCACCGTACCGCCCCAGATGCTCACTGGACCCTTACGTGATTTGTATACGGTCTTTTCACGTTTGTCTATAGTAGCTTTGTGGATATCTAGGTATCGGATATGCAGACCATTTGGCAAAGAGACACCCTCGTCTCCGTACCACACGCACCCGTGTGCCCCAAACTGAAGTTCCCTACCGCCAAACTGCTTCTGAATCAGGGCATCTAAGAGATCGTCACCGTGACTCCATAGATCTTTAATCTTATGGTTTGTTGACCTATACACATCGACAATCCGCTTGGCCTCTTCCTCATCCAACACCATCGGTGGCGTTGAGGTAGCCAATGTAGATTGCAGCTTGACGCCGCCCGTGCCGTAACCGCATCCGAGAACCACGGTCTTACCCACGAACCGCTGCTCCTTAGTTACGTCTTCAGGCTTGCATGAATAGATCTTTGACGACATGGCCCTGTATACGTCTTGCTTATCAGCAAACATCTTCACCACATCGTCCTGTCCTGCCAACCACGCAAGCACCCGCGCCTCGATTTGCGCCGAGTCACAGTTGACGACTAGATGATGCTCTGGCGCAATGATGGCGTTCTTCAGAGCCTTCTTCTTTACGTCGCGGCTAGGAAGATTCTGAAAGTTAACCTTATCGGAACCTGCCCACCTTCCGGTGTGTGCGCCATAGTATTTGAGCGGGATAGGTATGCGCTCTTTGTTGCGCTGCCCAATGTCGATGAACCGCTGCACACGCTTTTCTTCTAGAGTGGACTTTACGCCCAGCCTAGCAGCGCACAGGTTTTGGATGAACACATCTTCGTGTTCGCACAGGGTGAGGAACCCCTCGTCCTTTTTGGCAAGGGCAGTTGCAGACTTGCCCGTGGTAGGGCTGATTTTAGTGGGTACGTTTATACCAAAAGATACTAACAGTTCTGCAAATTGTTTGTTGCTGGATAGTTTGGTGGCTACAGCTTCGTCGGTCTCGCAGTTCAACTTCTCGCGCAGTCCGCTCAGAAGTTCCTTGCGCTCCTTGATGATGTCTAACTTACGCTCTAAAAGAACTTGCTCGTCCACATACAGTTCTGGACGGATAAACATACGCATGGTTTGATCAATAAGACCTAACTCTATGTGGGGAAAACCCTTACCCAATATGTTGTACAACGTATAAGTTAACTCTACGTCATTGGAACAGTACGCTCCGTACTTATCCAATTCTTCGTGGGAAAAATCTTCCCTACGTTTGCCAAGAGCAGCGACAACCTCAGTTCCCTTCTCGCCAATCTTGTAGCGTTCGGCAAGGGCAGCGAGCGACCCACCAGCATCTACGCCGTGAATCGCCCGTGCCATGCATAACGTATCCGCAAAGAACTTAGGTTTGATCTTGAACACCCAGTCCAAGATCGCCCCGTCGAACATTGTGTTGTGAGCAAGCAGTGTGGCATTGCGCCAGTTGTACCGCTTGAGGTGGCTACTTAAGACTTCATGGTCCCCTGAGTACCAAATCGAGGGACCATTGTTCACCTTTACGCTGAACCCGATGACTTGAAACTGCTCGTGCCTAATATATTCCTCTGTGGTGAGACGACTCAAAGAGAACGTCTTGTCGTAGTAAGTCTCGAAGTCCAGCGTAATGAAATCCATCAGTAGGCTCCCCGGACCTCTTGCAGTTTCTTAAGGTAGTGCTTCGCTTTAGCAACGTCATCAGACCCCTCCTTGCGACCCGCGCGAAGGGAGTACTTAATCACGTTACCCTTGAGGAATCCAACAAACTCCTCATGGCTAAGAACTTCCTCCATCAGTTCCCACGGCTGAATAGGCATCTCTGTATAGTGATTGCCGCCGACTTGAACATCGCCAGCCATCAGCCCGTTGAATGGAAATTCCTTAGTCATGATTACTCCAATTTTCAGTTTGCTCTTTAATATGCCGCAACGCACATTCGTAGTGTTGCGGACCCCACTTCCAACAGTCGGGCGCATGAGTCCCGATCCGCTGAAATCTGTTTGCTTCGTAGTACAAAGCTTTACGAAGCCTATCTATTTCTTTGTCCTTTTCCTCTTCAGTGTTCATGTTTTGCTCCTTTCGGGCCAATTTTTAGGACGGTCTGCCCATTCGATATCAACGTGCATCGTTTCTTTCTTCGCCGCCCAGCGAGCGGCTTTCTCAGCCGACTCATGAGCAAATGCTACCCATGACCAGCACTCACCGTCCCACCAGCGGTAAGTTGCGCTGTCCCTCCTGTGGTAATGCTTCGTCGGCCACCAGCCAATGCTCGGGGGTGGGCCTTTGTGCCATCTGTCTTTATACAAATCTTTCATATCCCACTTCACGTTAACTCCTACACAGGCGGCGCACCGCCACAGTTTCATTTTGTCCAACTTACCGCCCAAGGCAATCTTCTTGCCCTTGCAGTCCCAACACAAGCGGGTGAACCCTATTGCCTTTACCATCACTTTATCTCCACAGCATAAACCCGGATAAACTCCGTCAATTTATACAAATCAAACAACTGAGCAGACGGCACGGCCCGTGGCAGTCGATAGCCTTCGACCTTGAGCAGCACCATCAGAGACTCGCGGCGGCTGTCTTCCTTGACTACCTCCAGCAAGCGAACGATCTCCTGCGCTTTGTCCCAACTAATCACGCGCCACCCTCGTCGGCTTTATCTTCTCGGGGCAGATGAGCAACGTGCCATCCTTGTTGAGATAGCAACGATAGATGTCGTTCTCATCTTCTTCAGGCATCTCAGGCGGCTGCGTACAGGCGTACAGAAACAGCAGCATGGTGATGCCAAAGATCACGACACGCATGGCCTAGCGACCTCGCGGACCCATGATGCTAGTTCTCGCGCCGACAAGTCGTCTGGCGGTTGCATATCATTCGGGATCTCCCATCCCGTTCCCGTAGTCTTCAGGATCTCCTGAATCGGTATCCGATTGCGTAGAGATTCCTTCGCTGCTTGTGAGGCACACCGCCATATCAGGGCCATTCTTTTTCTCCTGCTGGAATTGAGTACTTGAAGGGCCAACCATCACCTCTTCTGTGTAGAAACGGTGCAAGTTGGCACACTCGCGGCGTCTTATCTTGCCCATCCGGGTGGACAGAACTCTTGTCCAAGCTCCGCACGGGCAAGTAAAACCTTGAGTAATCTTTGCCGCCATCAATCACTGAACAATTCGCGCAGCTTTGTGAAGAAACTTTTCTTAGGTTTAGCGGAGATCGGCGGTGTGTGTAGAGGTGGTGTGTACACGTGCTGGTATGCGTTCATCGCGGGGTTCACCTTCGCCTTCACCTTTTTCTTCTTATTTTTGGCGAAGGGTGGCAACGGCGTGTATGCATCTACATGCGCTACGAAACGACTATTCAAATCTCGCCTGATGTACTTCGCGCGAAGCAGACGGGCGATGGCGGCATTGCCGCAGACCACAACGTAATCTGCATCTGCGATAAGCATAGTCCTGTGGATGTTGGACCTATCCGTGTAAGGACAGGACTTGATGATGTCAAAAATTTTCTGGTTGAGGGATACCACGTTCAGTCTCCTTTGCGTTCGATTTGTTGAGCCAGCAACCACCTGTCGCCAAGCCGTTGGACCGCCTGTGCCCACTTGATTTGATTCTTGCGGGTCAGTTCACGGGGTATGTAGTCTAGCGGTTGCCAGAGTTTACGGGATGTTTTGAGCAGTTCAATTTTCACTTCACACTCTCCTGAAGGGTTGTTTTGAGGGTGTGGACGTTGACCTCATCTATGACCAACGCCACACCCCCTGCCGCTTTGATTTGCGCCAAGTTGAAATCCTGTAGAGCCGTGGTTTTATTTCCCTTGGCCTTACATTCAATTCCGAAAAATCTCCCTCGGTAGCAGGCAAGGATGTCGGGAACGCCAGACGCCCCATACCCACCTGTGACGGGCTTGCATGAGTACGCGCCCACCTCTTTCAAGATTGCGCCCACCTTGTCCTTGACTGCTGCCTCGGGAGTTTTAGCCACTGAGTTCCTCTAAGAAGGTTCGGGTTACGACAATGATGTATGCTTCACGTATACGTCTATAGACAACTAGAGCGGGGGTTACGAACTTCGTCCTCCACCCAATCATCTCTAGGTCGGGATGGTGGTTGTTCTCATACGTGTTGCCCCACTCCCATGCGTTGTTCTTGACGATTGGAAATGAGTTCGCAAACGCGATTGCCTCCTTGACACAGTTCGGTAGATGCTCGGCTGTATACCTACGCACATGCTTTGTACCCACATGCAAGTGATATACATCATTGATGTTCTCGACATACATCCTGTAGTGAACACCGTCCATAACCTTGTGGGCTATGGGCGGTACAAGATTGCCGGGGTTGAACCCTAAGCTGTATTTGAGATCGTAGTCAGCATCCAACGTACTCAAGGGGCGACCTTAGGAATAAGAACCCATACAATCGTGTGGTCTTGATAAGCAATCACCATATCAAGCTCATCGTCGTACTTGTCAATGAACGGAATCTTATACATGTTCTTGACGTATCCAACGGACTGCGATTCATACTTGGTCTTGGCGTGGGCTATCGCCGTGGTGATAAAGAAGTTATCACCTAGAGAATTCTTAGCTTTCATGTCATTGAGTTTTAGGTTGCCATCGACGTGTATGCCTTCACCGATGTAAGCGCGGAGTTCGCTACGCTTGAAGTCGTGATCCTCACTCGCAAGCCCGACCACATAGAACCCACCGTCCTTGAACCGAGACTTGATGTCTCCAGCGTTCTTGTTGAGTGCCAGATCATTGGTGTATTGCGTACACAGATTCATGGCCCTCTGCTGGTTCTCATGCGTAACTTCCTTCAGACCAGCAGCCGCCATCACAATGTCGAGCGCGAACTCATCACCAAACCCATAGTTGGTCATCTTGACCCCCCTAGTGTTTTGCTTGATGTTGTTGAGTCCGTTACTGACCTGTGCTGTATACCGATCAATGCAGGACTTGTCCGTGCCAATCTCGTCGTTCTTCTTCACCGCGCGGATGAGTGAGGGAAGTTTCTTGGAAGATCGACCAGCGCCCCCTCGCTCCTTCTTGACAGTAAATCGGTTGCTGTAGGTGTAGACCGTGTCGCTGTTGCGGTCAGATTCTATTTGTATCTCACCCGCATAGAACCCGTTCGGGGTGACCAGAAACATCTGGCCTGATCGCCCGTTTGCCGCGCCGTCAATCCTCAGGTTGAATTCTGCACAGAACTCAGCGGTTGCATTGAATAAGGGTTCAGCATACCGTGAATGGTCATTTAGGCGTTCCAGAACCTTCAGGTTGGATTCGAGGGCAGCGTCAGGGTTGAACAAATACTTATTAAGATTGCGTAAAATATCCACTTGTATCTCCTACTGTATTGAACTGATGCACGGTAACATTGGTCCTGTTACCGTGCGCTTTCGGTGTTATCGAATCAATCGACCTTCACCACCTTGCCGGGGAACGAGCGACTCCGGTTGTCCGTAACGAACCACATCGTCGGGGCCGTCACATTCCACTGGATCGAATCCTCCACATAACCATCAGTGAAGACCACGACACAGTCTGGCTCATACTTCTTCTCCACAATATACCTAGACACTGACGACACGTTAGTGCCGCCACCGCCCAAGGGCTTGAGCAACGCTGCGATGTTCTCGTAGTTGTCAGTGAAGATCTGCTCACCGTGAACCATCGCATCCCACCAGATCACCCGCACAACGTCCGGTTGGACAAGCGTACAGATTGATGCTAGTTCCCCCGCAAACATAGACAGCACCGCACCACCGATAGAGCCTGAAGTATCGAACGCCACCACAAGCTCGCTGATCTTCTCGTTCTCGGTAGTAGGCATCAATGCATAGTCGATGGTGCGGCGGTTGTACCGCTTCCATGTATATTCATCGCTGCCCTTCATGGTAGATGTAATGAACTCCATGAGTTCAGTACGCCAGTCCACTCGCGGCTCCAACGACTCCTCGATTGCCCGTGGGATCTGTATACCCAACCGACCAGCGAGGATGCCACCCTCACGCAATGCGTTGTCCACCGCATCGCTTACCTTCTTCAACTCTTCAGCCGACTCTGGGGTGCTATCTGAGTCGTGTTCATCGAGCGGGTCAGGGATATTATCCTTCGGCTTACCGCGCTTGCCATCCTCGGACTTACCCGTAGGTCCATCACCCGATGGGCCATCACCCTCGTCCCCACCCTCGTCGTCACCTTCGTCATCCGGTGGTTCCTTTTCTTTGTACTTATCTTCCAACAACCGATAGACTTCACGCATCGACATATCACGATACTTGTCGTCAACCAGTGCGCCCATAGGCAGCTTGCACAGCGCCTTGTCCTTGATGTCGTTGATGATGCCGTTGACCACGTAGTCAGCCGCACAGTTAGCGATCTTCTTGTTCTTGGTGAACAGATCCTTGTTGTGAATCAGGTGGCGCAACGCTACGTGCAAGTTCTCGTGCATGATGAGACCACGCAGCATCTCGTCGGTAAGATTCTCCGAGAACTTCTTGCCGTAGATTTTGTTGACACCATCGGTGTACGCAGTGATCTCGCGCTCCGTCACCTCCGACTTGCCCATCATCATCACGCCCGAGTAGAGCGCAGTCTCTGGGTGCTTCATCAGGCGGATGTGCGCCTTCTTGATACGGGTTCCAATATCCATAGTCATAACTCCTAGTTGTTTAAGGGTTCAGGGTCGGCTGATCTATTAGATAAGCTCGAAGTTTTTGTGCGACCACTCGTTGATCTGCTGGTTGTAACGCGCCAGCTTCATACGATCCTTGCTCATCATGGTAAAGAAGATGGCTTGGATCTCGGACGACTTGATCCGGTTGACGAACTCCATGTACGCAGACAACTCATCCTGCGTGTTCAGTTTGTCCGTCGCCTCCATCATCATCATAAGTTGCACAGCGATGTCATCAGGCATAGACACACCCTTCGGATCAGCCAGCACATTCTCGAACTTGATCATCTTGTGCTGAACTTGAACGAACGCCATCATCGAACGCGCAGCAGACTCACCGACCAGACCGACCAGTGCGACCATCATCTCGTTCTCGCTGAACTTATCCCTACGCTGGATGACAGCGATGTCAGCCTTCGTAAGCGAGCGCCCACACACGTATTGCTTGGTGTTCTTCTTTGGGTTGAAGATGAACGGGTTGTCGTCCTGATTACCATCGGTGTAGCTATGCATACAACGTGGGGTTGACGCCACCCACGCACGAGTCACAGGTGAGACGCCGTGCTTGCCCGCCCAAGAGTTGTACTCCGTAGCGTTTGGCTTGCGGATAGGGACCAGCATAACCCGCGAACCAACGTGACCCTCAAGTACGTCACCCACACCATCGGTCACGTTGTTAGACGTACCGAATACGATTGAGCCTTCAGGGAGGGGCAGATCCCCTACGTAACGCTCAAGGATGAGACGGGTAAAGATCTTCCTCATCATTTTGTCTGTCTTGAAGACCTCGTCCAACATGATGACCTTGGGACGATTCGCGCCCGGACCCGACAGCTTGAAGAGACCCGCGACGTAGTACGTCAGCGCACGATCCTCATGGTTAGGGATGTTCGCGCCGATGTCCATCAATTCCTTGAGAGGACAATCGACATACACATAATCATACGCATCACCGAGACGTTCCTCAAGGGTCTTGAGGATCTGGGTCTTGCCGATACCGGGTTCGCCCAGCAAGATACAGGTGGACGTATCACCGACGACTTCGATGATGGTTGCGGCTTCAGCGAGGGAAGCCTTGGGGGAGAATTGAACGGTAGTATTCATAATGTTTCCTTAACTAATATGTAACTGAATGAGTGAACTAATGATTAACTGCTTTGTCAATTTCTCAGGGTGTCAGCCTCCTTCATTTTAAGATCTTCGTACAAATTGGGCATCAGGGATACCACTCCCCGGATGATGTCCTCGTTCTCCCAGCCGACAGCTTGCGCTCCGCACACAACCATGCAGCACAGCAGGTAGACATACTCCTTGGTTCCATAGCCCTCTATCTGCCGTACTTCCTCCAGCAGTTCAAGGCACTTGCCCTCGACAATCTCATCGAGTGCCAACTGCTTCTCTTCCAACTCCATTGCTTCAATCATCTGTTGCTTGGTAAGTCTCATTATGGCCTCCAATAAAAAACATCTAAACAAACAACGATGGCCGCAACGACCATCACGCACCTCAGAACAAAATCTTCTTTACTCATCGCCGTCCTCATCGTCGTCATCACGGCGCGTGCGGAGAGATCCGAATTGGCTAAGGATCTCATCCACTTCATCCTTGACTGCCTTGCGTGCAGTCGCACGCTCACGCAGATCATCCGTTGTGAATCCGCCCAGCGTTGCCTCAAGTGATGCTCGCGCTGCTTCCAACTGCGAATTGTTGGTCAGGTTGAAGTCCTTGAGGACCACACACAACTCCTTGGCCTGATCGAACGTGCCGTCCACGATCTTGCGCTTACGCGCCTTCTTGACAGTGCCATCGTCCAGCACTTCATCATGCACTTCCTCGCACGATGCCGAGATCCGTTCAGCAAACGTCAGCAGTCGCGTCGCCGCTTTGTCCATCGCAGCGTCGAGGATCTTCTGGGTTTGGATCTCGTAATGCTTATGCAAGTCATCAGCCAACTCTGAAGAGATATTCACCCGGAAGTCATTCATCGGAACATCGGTCAGCATATAGCTCATGCTGAACTTGGCGTCCACTTGCGCCAGCGTCGGATAGTTAGACGCATCAAACATATCGCCCAACTCAAACGCCATGTTGCTGATGATGTGCTTGTACTCACCGAGGAACTTGGCCTTGAGTCCGTTGAACGCCGCCTCGTGAGCAACCCACTCGGTCTTGAACTTTGCCACGCATGGGGCAGGGAGCATCTTCTGCTTGCCATGCCAATCGAAACTGAGACGATGAAGCCAGTTAGCAACGGTCTGCCGATAGTTGCAGAGCGCCTTGTGCGTGAGATTGCCAGCCATCAGCTTCTTGGTGAAATCACCAGAGCCAGCCGATGCGCGTTTGGATGAGGTAACCTCATCGGAGATGGTCTTGTCGCGCTTGGTAGCGGACCACGTTGTCACTTCGATAGAGACCAACTTCGCTGATGTATGCAGCGAGATGATGTGTTGCGGTTGGGACAGTTGCATAATTAACTCCTCAGGTTGTGGTGAATGGTTAGATAGATGCGATGGTGATCGCTGCGTTGATCTTCGCAGCAGCGTCAAGGAAGTCCTTGAGTCGTGCCTTGAAGTCATTGTTCTCGTACTTCGCCCGTGCATCGGCAACGGCATCGTCGTCCTTGCCGAAGACAGCGCAGTGCTTCAGGTAGAGCCTGTACCCGTGGAACTCATCGAGAGCCTCGCTCAAGAGGTCGTCCCTGTCGATGCTCGTCATGATCAGTTTAGTATTCATAGCCATAGTGAACTCCTAGTTGTTTGCGTACTTGTTGAGACCCTTCAGCAGGGTCTGATCCGTGAAGAGCATGTAATTGCTCTTCGCCATTGGCGCTACTGTCCATCCCTTGCGGTCAGTCAGCGCCTTGTCCTCGCCGCACGGCATACACAAGCGATACCCTGCCTGTCGCCGCGCGGACGCGAACGTATCTCCACACTCTTTGCATACGGGTTTGATATGCATGTCAGTCTGCCGTGATGTGGGTGTAGTTGTACTGGGTAATCTCGCCACGCTCCAGAAGGAACGTAACGATCCAGTCAGCAACCTTGTACCGTGCGTGATGCACGGTGTAACCCTCGATGGGGTCTTGCCACTCAGCGAGATACCGCTTGCTGAACGGAGTGCGATCCTCGCACCACTTGAGGAACGCTTCAGGGTTGCGTGATACCAAACGCAACGTATGCACGCTGATGCGCTTGCCAACGCGCACAGGGGGAAACGTACATACCATCTTGTCCGCCATAGGTTCGATGTAGTCATCGTCTAGCAGACCCATATCCATTGCCAACTCTTTCATCTTGCCCATAACTGTCTCCTAACTAAGTGATCAGGGTAGCCTGATCGGTTAAACAACTGAATGTAGAACACTGCACATCTCAAGCACTCTCCGCGCTTGAGACCCCATTATAGGGGGAAATGTGATGTATGTCAAGGGTTTTACTTCAGAATTTATGAGTTGATACACTCCTCCTTATTGCTATTGCGAACCACTCTGGCAACCCAAGAGGAACATGGCTCAGTGTCTCCCTCCATGTTGATGCACTCCTCCATGTTGGCAAGTGTCTCGTCCACTTCCATGAACTCACATGGGATCAACTCCCACCGCACATAAGCAGCGAAAGTGGCCTG